GAACATTCTCGGCACACTGGGGGGGGCAATCAATGCCGAGCTATCCGATCCCGCCGAACGACAATGACTATGACGACGAGCCGCTGGACGACCTGACAGGGCTGCAAATCTGCATCATTATCATTTTGATTTTCGCTTGCACCATTGCCGCGATCACCTTGCACCCGGCATGGTTCGGTGCTTAGAGGAACTAGGGGAGGCGAGCGGTGCCGTAAGGGTCCGCCCTCGCAAGGCCGGGTAGAAACTGGGACCGGCAAGCCTACCCCACTCATTATACATAGCGGCGGAGCGAAAAAGGCCACAGAAGCCCGTACAGCGGTTTTAGGCGCTGCCGGGCCTCATGGGCCGCAGGCGGGCCATTTGAGCTAACTCTGGCCCGGGAATATCGTTCCATTGGGCTCCCGGTGGCGACCTTTACCCCCTATTAACCAAGTGCACCGAAATGCCTTGCCCGGCCCGCGCCCCGTGGTAGTGTCCGTTCGTGCCCGTATCGGGCCGAACTCAGAGGGCGTATCGCCCCATAAAAGGACTACCACGATGGCTCACAATCTCGATTTCTCCAATAATCAGGCTAACATCGCGTTCCTTGGATCGCGTGAGGATGTATGGCATCGGCTTGGGCAGGAAATGAAGCCCGGCCAGTCAATTGAGGAATGGGCAAAACAAGCCGGTCTCAATTGGGAGGCGATTAAAGTTCCGGCGGTTGCATCCTTGTCGGATAGCCGCTTCGACCACATCCCGGCGGGCCTGCGTTTCGCCGAAGTTGCCAACACCCACTTCATTGCACGGTCTGACACTGGCTCGGTTCTCGGTATTGGGTCGGATCAGTATCAGCTACATCAGCCGTCCGAAGTGCTCGATTGGTTCAAACGCTACATCTCGGTCGACGACCGTTTCCAGCTGGATGTTGCTGGCTCACTCAAGGGCGGCGCGATCATCTGGGCGACGGCCAAGTTCAATGGCGACGTTTCAATCGCTGGCGACAGTCACAAGGCTCGCATCCTTATGTCGACGACCTTTGACGCATCGGCCGCCACCACCAACCGCATGACCACTACCCGCGTCGTTTGCAATAACACTCTCGACGTTGCAACCGCCGACGGTCGGGCGTGCGTGCGTACGACACACCGCCAGAAGTTTGACGCGGCTCGCGTCGGCAAGGAATTGGCGGCGCTGGCGCAGGGCGTTGCCACCTACAAGCAAGTCGGTGACGCGCTCGCGCAAACTGAGATGGCGAAAGAGCAGGTTTCGGCGTTTTTCAAGACCTGTCTTGACATCCCATTCGAAAGCAAATTCGAAGATTTGTCAGGTCGCAAACAAAATCAGTTCACTGCGTTGCAGGCTGCATTCCGGACCACCGCGAAAGAGCGGAATACGGACAAGCCGGACGCGTGGACGGCTTTGCAGGCGATCACTCGCTACGTCGACCACGACCGCGGCGGTTCGAAGGCCGACGAGGCAGTATTCCACTCTAACCAGTTCGGCACGGGTGCCGCGCTGAAAGGCCGAGCGGTTAGCTTGCTTCTGCCGCTCATTAAGGACAAGGTTCTGATCGCGGCCTGATAGTGGCGAGGTACGCGAGACGAAGGAAGGCCCCGGGTCGCTAGTCCCCCGGGGTTTTTCTTTTTGTGGCTGCCTTGACGCAACCGGAGGCAACGGGTAGGTAAGGATCGGCCGGGGTAGTCGGGGGACTTTCCACAATGTCAGAAGAGTTGCGCAAGGCGTCCAATCCAAAGGACGTGCTCGGCATTCGCAAGGTGCCGATGTCTACCGTTCCCGCTCCCGTCATTGCCGAGCTTGGTGTCGCCATGCTCGAAGGCGCGATGAAGTACGCGCGCCACAACTACCGGATCGTCGGCGTGCGCGCGAGCGTCTATTACGACGCAGTCGGACGGCACATGCAGCTATGGTGGGAAGGGGAAGACCTTGATCCTGATAGCGGCCTCAATCACATAACGAAAGCCATAGCCTCTCTCGTCGTGCTTCGCGATAGTATGATCCGGGGCAACTGGGTTGACGACAGGCCGCCCGCGACGAAGGCTGGATGGCAAAACGATCTCAATAAAAAAATCGAGGCACTCATGGAGAAATATCCAGAGCCGAAGGCACCGTGCACACAACTCGCGCTCGCGGCTGGCGAGTATGCCACTCGCAGCGAAACATGATCGTCGTTCGTGTCGAGCTTCATTCCGCTATCACAGGCATCGTTACTGAGATCGCCCGCTGCGACATCTGGAACGTCGCGAGCGGGGACCGCGATCTCGGTGATTACGACTGTGCGAGCTACATCGGACGCTCTCGTACTGCGCTCGGAAAAAGAAAAACAAACCGCACGGGCACTGTCAGAGGCCATGCGAGACTACGAGACCACGTTCTCAATCTTGTCGCCAAGGCGCTCGCATCCATGAACTACGGAAAAAAATCTCGCAAGCCAGACACCGATTTTGATTTACTCGTCCATGGCATGAGGCCCGCCGATGGGTCTTGAAAGCAATCTTTGGTCGCGCGTGCGGACCGCTGGCATGGAGCTACGATTTCGCCGATATCTGGTTCACATGGAACGGATCGAAAATGGCGTCGGGGTCGGGCGACCCGATGTCAACGCCTGCGTCGATGCGGTGACCATTGACATTGAGTTGAAAGCCGAAGAGCGGCCTAAGCGGACGAGCACGAAAATCCGTTTCAAAGTGCGGTCGAGCCAAGCGATCTGGATGCACGATAGAGTTACTGCCGGTTGCCGAACGGCGTGGGTTCTGGCACAGGTTGGCACACTGCACGACGCTAAGTTCTATCTGATCCCGGGGAATAAATACGAAGACATCGTGGCGACCGAAGACGCGCTGGCGAGTATGAGTATGCTCACCCACGCGCGCCTGCCGATGACTGAAATTCTACTGAGGGCTTGCGACGGGTTTTGATGAGGGGGACGAATGAAAAAGAAACAGTGGGGCAGCGTCAAAGAGTACGCAAACGCACTCTTGCTGCGCAAGGTAAACGAAGACGAGGACGGCCGATCCGTCGGTCACACGTACCGGCAAATTCTGACGCGCCTTCGACAGCGGTTTCCCGTGATCGAGTACAGCGGCCCGCACAAGGGCAATCCGATCAGGATGACCATAAAACAGCTACGCGAGATCGCCTACACCATGCAGAGCAACGACAGGACGCTGCGGTTGCCAGTGCGGCCACGGTCCGACAGGAAAAAGAAAAAGCTCGCATCCATCGCGGCAACATCTCCGAAAAAGGTCGCGAGCGTAAGCGCCGCTACAACCGCACGCCGAAAGGGTTAGAACGCAATCGCCGGATGCGGCACACGCGCCGCTATCTCGAAGCCAAACGCCGATACCAAATATCGCCCAAAGGGCGCGAAACTACACGGGGGAGCTACCATGCCAAAACTGAAGACGCTCGAAGAGCAACTCGTCGACGCAAACGAAATCATCCGACGCAAGAACGCGCAAGAAATTGACTACAAGCGCACCATCGCAGCGCTACAGCGCGAAGAAGATACGGCGCAAGCCATCCGACAAGAGCTTTACGGCCTCTCGGCACACAGTCCCGAGCCGCCGACTTGGATCAGCGGGCGCGGCGGCAAGATTGGATCGCGCGGCTGCCCGGTGACGATGTGGTCTGACACTCACTACGGCGAGCAAGTCAGCCTCGACGAAACCAATGGCGTGAACAAATACAATAAGGACATCGCAAAAAAGCGCATGTTCCGTCTCTTCGATACGACGGTCGATCTCGCATTCAATCACATGGGCCGCGCGAAGACTGAATACCCCGGCATTGTTGTGATGCTCGGCGGCGACATGATCGGCGGCGACATCCATGAAGAGTTGCTCGCCACCAATGACCGCACCCCGCAGCAAGCTGTGAATGATCTCACGGACATTCTCGGCGCTGGCCTCGAAAAGATGGCGAGCAAGTTTGGCAAGGTGTTCGTGCCGTCGGTCGTCGGCAACCACGGACGCTCGACGCGCAAGCCGCGCATGAAAGGTCGTGTGTATACCAATTACGATTGGTCGATCTATACCAACCTTGAGCGCTACTTCCGAAAAGAAAAGCATATCCAACTCTACGTGCCACCGAGCGCCGATGCGCAATTCAAGATTTTCCATTCGCGCTATCTGCTCACGCACGGCGATAGCATGGGTGTCGCTGGCGGAGACGGCATCATCGGCGCGATTGGCCCGATCATGCGGGGTGCGATTAAGATCGGCCGTGCCGAAGCGCAGATGGGCCGCGACTTCGATCATCTTGTTATGGGTCATTGGCATCAAATGCTCTGGCTGCCGAACCTCACAGTCAACAACGCAGTCAAGGGCTACGACGAATACGCGATGCTGAAGCTTCGCGCTCCGTACTCGCGCCCGTCGCAAGCGCTATGGTTCGAACATCCTGAGCACGGCGTGACCGCACGTTGGGAAATCTTCCTTGAAGGTCTCAAGAAAGGTCGCTCGGCCCCGTGGATTTCTTTTCCTGATCTAGCCAAACTGGGAGTTGCGTAAATGATCGAAGTCCCCGCGGGAACGGAGCTTCCTATAAATCTCGCGCCATCAGCGACCGACAGCAAGATCATCGCCGCGTTGAAGGCATTGATCTTGCGCAGCCGGATCAGGGTCGGCAAGATCGCGCGTCAAGCTCGCAACACCTTGCAGCGCATGCAGGGCGAAGAGCCAGAGCCAATCGGTGCTGTGAACTATCACAGCGTCAAACGTTGGGCGCGCTACCTCAAGAAAGTGTCGGCGACATTTCCAGCATCGCCGCATGTGCACCCGAGACAAAAGAGGACGGCATGACGCTTCCTGATCTCATAAACGGTATCTTCGAGTGCTCCGGCGGATTTTTCATTGCGCTGTCGATCCGCCGATTGCATCGAGACAAGAAAGTGCGCGGCGTGGCTTGGCAGCCAGTCGCGTTTTTCACGACGTGGGGTCTCTGGAATTTATATTTCTACCCGGCGCTCGATCAGTGGCTCTCGTTTGCGGGCGGCGTGTTGCTCGTCGCCACGAACGCGGTCTGGCTCTTGCAGATGCTCTACTATCTTCGCCAAGAAAAAGCGCAAGATAAGATTTGGCGAGACCTGATCGATGCGGATAGCGCTAAGCGCATAGTATAATGAGTAGATCGCCGGGGCTAAGTTCCAAATTAACCATATGAAAGATTAAGTTTGCTTGCGTGAGAACTTTTTGCTACACGGCCTCGTCGAAAATAAATCGAGGGGTTTGTATGCCAAACGCTGCAATTGATCTCAACAAAGCTTTGCATCGTAGGTTCGCGCTACGGGACATCTATCTCAGCAAGGCGAATGACGCCGCCACGCGGGGAGACAATGCGAACGCGGACAGATTGCGCGAAATTGCGCTCGGTCTTTTGCCTCGCGAGCAGGATAGCGCATCCAACGAATAAACGGCTGGATCACTTCAAAGGCTTCGCCGCTTCCACGATGCTAGCGGCATTTGCCCTTGTCGTCTCCGTGTTGATTAGGTTCGCGGCTTCCGTCGCCGCATCAGCAACAATGTCGCGGGCTTCGGCGCGCGCTTGCCGAACTTTCTCAAGCGCTGCAATCTGGGCGGCGACAATTTTCTCTTTCGCATGCAGGCGCGCGAGCTTCTTCGCGCGTCGCCGCATTAGAAAATTCGCTCGCCAATGTTGGAAAGTTCGGCTCTCGTAAATCTGGATCAAATACCAGATGAACGCCACGAAAGCGGCGATGAACGGAAAAATGCTAAAGATGCTCCCGACTATGCCGCCGGTCGCAAAAAAGTGGCCGACGGCCTTCAACGCCGAGAAGTCTTCCATCATTATCCCCCGGACATAAAAGCCTTGACGTGTTTGCAGCGTGCAATCTGCATGACAAACCATATAAACGCGATCACTGTGAACACTGGCGGGATGTAACTCAGCCAAGCCCCGAGCGAGACTATGAGCGCGACAAAATCGATTGCAAGGATCGTCTTCATGACGGCCTCACTTGTATGACGGGCAACCGAGATTGCGCCCGACTTGGTTACGCTCTTTCAAATCCATCGCGAGCAACGCAGCGGCGAACCGCTTGCTGCCGGGGACAGTAGAGTTGTATTTGATAGGACCGATCAGCGCCTGACATATTGGCGCTATGGTCGCGGGTGGAAGCGCATCCTTGTCGCAGGCACCGAGAACTATCGCCGCGAGCACGAGCGCGAAAATTACGATCTCTCTTCGCATATTTAATTCTCCGGGTTATCGAAGGGGTCTTTTTCGGCGTGAGCTTTCGGCAACTTCGTCTTCGCAACTGCTTTGTCCACAAACTTGGTGACTACGACGGTTTGCGCGGTGCAGATTTTCTTTTCGTCCTTGGTGCCGACACCCATGCCGAACGTGAACAGGAAAATGCCGAGCGCGGCCCACAGCAAATCCTTCCGCGCGTCTTGCAGATACGGCCCGATGACCGGAATGGCCGTAGTGAAGTATGCAGCCGCGACGAGTAAGATGATCAGGCCGACAGCGGTGCCCCAGTGCCATATTTGATCCCAGATGCCAGCGACGGCGTGCTCAAAAATATAACTTAGCATTTCACCATCCTAGGATTTGTTCGTGCCAGAATTTCGAGAGCCCGTGGCGCTCGACTTTGGCGGGAGACTGTTCGCTCTTCGCCACAGCGACTGATCGCGCGGGCGCTCGGGTAGGTTCATTGACACTGGCTGGTCGAGTGGGCTTCGCGACTTTCGATGCTTCCGCAGTCCGGACCGGAGTGCTGTCGCTGCTCGGCGGAGCATTATCATTGCGTAGGCAAAGCTTTCTTTCAGATTGACGCCGAGTTTGGAGGCCCTTGATAACTTTTCCGTTCGCTTTGTCGTAAAGTAGAAGCGCATCGCAGCCACCTTGAACATCGCCTGCGTTGAGTTTTCGAGCCACGCTTGACTTACACAGCGCACCACCGCCGACATTATAAGTAAAAGAAATAATAGCCGCATGGCGATAGTCAGGCATGGGTACGTGGATGCACTTTTCGACCATCGCTTCGTATCGCGGAAGGTCGGTGGCGAGCATCTCTTGGCATTCGATCTTGGTGTGTCGTTCTCCGATTTCAACATTTTCGATGTGTCCATAACATACGGTGTTGACGCCCGGCGGGTCGATCTTGTCGTGCCAGCCGACTGCTTGAAAACCTTCAAAGCCGCAGATGACGGTGACCGCTATGGCGACCCATCCACCTTTCATATTGCCGGTGCGCGGTGTCTCAGACATCGGGGAGACCTTTTTGCTTCGTCAGACGCGCGATACAAATCGCAATCGAGAATGCAACGCAGAGAATTGCGAACGGAACGGGCTTGACCCAAGATTGGAATGCAGGCAGCGCAACCCACAGGCCAGCGATGATCGCCCAGAAGAATGCAATCTGCATTGATCGCATCCGATGCACGAGCCGCCAGTCGACCACTGCATGCTTGTCCAAATACTTCGCGATCATGCGCTCGAAGGAATTATCGGGCGCAACTTGCTGCGGAATATCTGGGCCGTGCTGGTCGCTCATTGCGGCACCGAGGGCATTGTCACGGGCGCAATCGTCGACGCAACAGCCGGAGCGGCAGGCGGTGTTGGCATTGTAGTGGACGGGATGGCCTTGGTAGTTGAGAAGTGCGCAACCGCACGGACCGCGAGCGCCTCAGTCTCTTTCAGGGCTTTGCGAAGCTCCGGCGGGATGCCATTGAGCTTGTCCTTGAGCCATTGCGAGCTAAGGAAAACGCCAGCCGTGAAAAAACCGAACGCGACAGCAACCAGCACGATGTTATCGAATAGAATGCGCAGCATGGTTCATCCTCCGAGGGGGTGGAATTTTGAGCCTGCGGGTATGCAACGGGAACAGCCTAGTTGGCAACGGGTGATCTTCTAGGCGCGGACACTTGGTCGCGCCGTACGCAGCGGCGGAACATTGATGCGGCTTTCGAGCCAAGTCCCGTCGGGGGCTTCAAATTCTCTCTGCGTCCAACCTGACATCGACCGAACGCATTGCGGCGGAAGCTGATATTTATGCGAGCGCCATCCCCGCTGGAATGCGGTTGCGGCGTTCCAACGTTCGTGCCGACGAAAGTGGCCATCCTCGACCGTCATCGGGCAGCCGCACAAAATAATCTGGGTAAAACCTTCCTGTCGGAGCACCTTGACGGCGAAGAGGCTGCACGAGCCGCCCCAGTCGCGGGTATACCGGTGCACGTTGGTCGCAGGCCGGTGTGCCCATGTTACTTTCGGCGGCGGTAGACCTTTGGCGAGCCGATGCGGCGCCCAAGAGGAAATCTGGTCCGGATGCAGTGTCATGAAATAGTCGATCTCGCCGGGAAACTCAGCGAGTGCAGAATTGCAGACCGCAGTTATAGTGGTTCTACTATATAGCTTGCAGAGCGCGAGCGCGGCTTCGTATTCCGCGTACACGTTTTCGCTGCCGCCAAAAATGAGCGCGACTTCGTCCCTCATATCGGGCGCAGCCGATACGTCGCGTGCTTATTGCGACCCCAACAAATCGCGCTCGCATCATCCACCGTCCACAGGATCGGTGCACGGATGTGAAAGTTGAGTTGATGCGCTATAGCTTTTGATTTGGCCTCGTCGAACGATGCGCAATAATCTACGTCCGTAAAATCATCCGTGCCGGTCCACCGGACTTCGAGTTGTCGCATCATGTTTCCCCCAGTTCGGCGAGTTTCGCCGAAAGCACTCTAATAGTTCTCGATTGAGGCGTTGCGTGAGTGGATGCCGCGCGATTGCGCGTAGCTCCCAATCATCAGGCCCCGCCTTATTCTGTTCACTCACGCACGCAATCCGATCTTTGGTGTTGGCGCGGAATATAGATCGGAGACTTTTGCATCTTCAACCGGCAATCCGCGCGTGCGTAGAAAACTCGCGATCTTGTCCGCAGCGCTGGTGATGTCGATCTCTTTCGTGCAAGGTGTCATGCAATTCGAGCGAGAACACGCGCACGGTTTTATTGGCTCGATACCGCAGTACAGGTCCGGCTTCGTATTGTGCCATTGAGCGCGCTCATAGCCCCCGACGATTGAGATCACCGGCGTATTGACGGCCAGCGCGAGCACGGCGGCGAAGCCTGAGGATGTGTAGGTGAGATCGGCGTAAGCAAAAAGCGCCGCCAGCGCTTCGAAGGAAAGCTCGCCAGCGTGCAATTCGAGGTCAGCCTTCAGGTGCGGGCCGACGATCCACTCCATATTCGGCACGAGATCAGCGATTGACACGACAAAGAAACCTGCACGTATGCTGGCGAACAGTTGCGCGTAGGCATTAGGCTGCGCGTTGCGCTTTTCACTGCCGCGCCACTCTCGCCGGGCCACGAGGGGGCGATAGATCAGCACGGGCCTGTTATCTGGTATTGGGAGATCGGCAATGAGTTTGAACCAGCCACCGGGAATTGGCAGGCTGTAGTCCGCATTCTCGTATGACGTGCCCGGTGCGCAGCGGCACATCGCTTCCAGAATTGTTTGGCTCTTGGTGCTCGCTGCGACGCTGCCGTGGTAGTGCAGTCGGATGCGCGGCGTGCGCGGCGGTGGCTGCGGTGAGAAGAGAGCACGTTCGCTCGGCCGTTGCGCGTTCTTGCATTGTGTTCGAAGAGATGTCGGCTTGCCGATCACGTGCAAACCATCTTGTATCATGTCGTGATACAGTGACGCCCATGAGGTTTCGAGCCACACTTCGTGGTGCTGCATAAGTTGGCGGATGACGCCGCGTTGGTGCAGGTTGTCGCCGAGACCGTGATGGCCTTGAACTAAAAGAGGGGACTTCATTTTTCCTACCGTGGGTTTCGCGTATACCAGTCCCAAGTCTCACGAAGCCCGTCTTCAATGCTATAGATCGGCCGGAAACCGAGGGCTTTTATTTGCGTGAGATCGTAGGCACGATAGGCTTGCCCGTTCGGCTTGCTTGCGTCCCACTCAATGCGCTCGCTCGGGCAGCCGGTGAAATCTATGAGCATCTCGACAATGCTGCGGATGCTATAAATGAGGCCGCCGCCCATGTTGATCGCACCACCGCCGTTTTGTAAAACGAGATGCACGGCGCGTGCGACATCCTTGACGTACAGGAAGTCGCGCTGCGCCGACCCATCGCCCCAGACCGTGACAGGGTCATCCGACAGGAAGGCGTTATAGAATTTCGCAATGAGTGAAGGCACGATATGGCCGTTGATCATGTCAAACTTGTCGCGCGGTCCGAACAGATTGCACGAGACGATGTAAGCCCAGTCGAGACCGTAGGTTGTTTCATAGGCTTCGAGCATTGCCAGCGTGCCGCGCTTCGCGTGGGCGTAGCCGCTCTCGCTCGGGTGCGGCCGTCCGTTGAAAATCATTTCCTCGCGCATCGGGAAGCGGCTATCGTGCATGAATGTGTGAGGGAACGGGTAGACCGCGCCAGTGCCCATGACGACGATTTTCTCAACACCGCATTTTGCCGCCGCGTCAACTACGCTGCAACTTATCTGGGTATTTTCGAGATACGATTGCGCTTGATGGTTCATGTTGCCGAGGATGCCGTGCACCCGCGCAGCCGCATGAAAGACATACTTAGGCCGCGCGATCTTGAACACAGTTAGGGTTTTTTCTGCATCCCGGAGATCACAATTCTCACGCGATACGCTGAGCACATTCGAATAGCCAAGCGCAGTCAAATGCTCGACTACGGCTGAACCGACGAGGCCGTTTGCCCCGGTGACAAGAATAGTATCTGATTTTTTCATAAGTTGCCCCCGTCGATAAACTAGAAAATCCCTTTCCAGTTTCCAGTGTCCGCATCCATCTCCGATGCAAGACAATCGAGCTTGTAGTCTTTGCGGCCACCTTCAGTCTCAGCGAGAACATTTTTTGCGAGATTGCGGATACCGTTGATCGAGTGCGTGAGCTTCAGGACTTTGTCCTGTTCGGTGCCACCAGCGCGAGCCTTGCTCTCGTTTTCCCATATGAAGCGGTTGGCGAGCATGATAACGAGAATGGCGCGGACGGCTCGTGCGTCGAGCTTGCCGATCTCTGACAGTATTAAGTCGATGTCGTGCTCAATCATTGCACGCTCTTTGCCGTACTCGGTGGCATGCTCTGGAATGAAAATCATTTTAAGCTGTACAATGGACAGCCGATCCACAAGCTCGCTGAGTGTTGGCAGGTACTGTCGAGCGCTCATCCTCGTCTCCATTTTCCCGGAGGCGCGATATCAGCTGTAGTGTTCGTGTCAGGGTTTAGCCGGTGATCACCAGCGCCGCGGTAGTCCGCGACGAATTGATTATGCGCGTGGACGAGTGGCCCCCAGTCTTCGGTGCTCTTCGCGGAGTGGAGCATGATGCGGCCAAGGTGTCGGACTTGTACCTGCGCCCACTCCAAGTGTCCCGGATGACGGAGATCAGTAGACACTCCGTCGGGGAAACCTTTCCATACGAGCTTCGCCTCGACCGCGAGTTGCAACATATAATGGTCAATCCACGGCATGATAGAATTTGTGACTACTTTGTGAGCTACAGAGATCATCGCTCCGATAGTCCGGCGCGACAGGAAATAAGGCGGCTGTAAAGCGAGCCGTGGAAAGCCGTGCGGGTATCCCGGCTGATTTATTGGCATCGGATCGTGCACGAGATTAGACCATACGATGTCCGGTTCTGCGTAGAGGTAGTCCGGAATTTTCGCATCGAGACACATGCTGTCGCTGTCGTTCATAAGGAAAAAGTTTTCCGGGCATTCCAGAAGCTTTTTCATCTGCGCAATCTGCCGCGCGTTCGCAATCGGGCCGCCGGTTACGATGCGATTGGAGCCTTCTTGATTGAAATCTGCCGCCCACCTACCTGTGCTTCCCTCGCGCACGCCAGCAAACCTACAGTCAACACCGTCAATAGTGACGGGGCTATCAATCGGCGAAATCACAGTCACTGGACATTGATGATGCGTGTAGAGACCGAGCGCCGATACCACTTGGTGCGCGTCGCCTTCGTAGCAGTGCACAGATATGCGAGTGTCAGGGTTCATGCTTTCAATCCTCTGTTGCCGCCGCGGTATACGCGCATTGCATCCGTGCGCTGGCGAGCACGAGCTTGCCGCGCCTTGTCAATTGGATTGAGTGGACGTTGCATCGCCGGTAAAGTGGCGCGAAGCTCCGGCGCGTATTTCAAGAGCAAATCAAGCTTGGTCCGCCGCGTAAACTCGTTAGCAACGAGCATGTCACGGCGCGTGAGCAATTCTGCTCTTGAGAGCATGTAAGGCCAGTTAAAGACACCATGAAAGCCAAAACTGCGCGGACGTTCTTTAAGCGTGATTTTGTTCTCCACCCAATGCCAGCCTTCATAAGAAAATCTCTCGGCAACATCGGCTCTCGCCCATAGGAAGGCCCCTTCGGCCTCGATTTGGCGGCGATGCTCGCAACAGAGATGCACGTCGGTCGCGATCAGGTATTTATCGCGTTTTTGGTAGAGGAAATCGATTAGGCGTTTCGACAGAAGCATGAAACCGCCATTGCCAACGTTGCGCCCGCCTGTCAGATTTGGATGTTCGCCGCGCCACGGTGCTCCGACGCAATCATAGCTGAGAAACTCGTCATCCCACGCGCTCGGATCGTTGAGGCCAGCATCCCATTCCATGAGCAGCGCGTGTGAGGTTTTGATCTTCGTCGCCGCCTCAGTATAGTAAAAGCGGCCGGAAGCAATCTTGTCACCCCAATCCTTGACATGAATGTAACGTGCACCCGGCACGTCGATGCGCCAGCAATCGTCAGAATAAATCAGGATGTCGCCGAATTGCACGCGGCTCACGAGATCGTTGATCGCGCGCGCGGCAAGCTCATAAGCTCGCGTCTCGGCTATGACGAGCGTGACGGCGGGGACTTTCAACATCACGGCACTAGCCGTGTGTGATGGATGCAGAGGTCAACGTGACCGGTTCGCCAGCGACTACAGCAACGGACGACAGATTGATATCCGCGCCGCTTGTGTTCACGGTGAGCGACGAGATAATCAGTGTCGATCCGCCGGAGTAAATGGCAGCCGCAGCCGCCGTACCGGAGTTCGCCGCAGAGCTATCGCTCAACGGAGTGCCAGAGAATGTGAGCACGCCACCGGAGACAGAGCCGACAGGGTTTGCCAGCGTGATGGTCGATAGCACGGTGCCCATGGCAGTCGTGCCGATCTTAAGAGCACCAGCGCCGCCAGTATCAATCGCGGTCACCACATCGGTGAGGCGCGTATTTTTCAACGTCGTATTGTATACGATAGACATGGTAGTCCCCCTTCGGTTTCAACTTGCGTCAGTTCACTGAGATCAGGCGTCGTATGATCGTGACCACACCCGGCGCACGAGCCGAGAACCTATCGGCCAATTCGGTCGCCACAAGCGGACCTTTCGGCTTGATAAATCCTGTCGCAGTCATTCTGTCAACAGGTTCTGTCGTAGCGAACAGTCCACTTATACCGACGACAAAACCAATTCCACTAAAAATATCTTTCGTTTCTGTGATAGCGAACGTGACATTCTTCGGAGATACCAAAATTCCGTGGAAGACATCGCCCGCTTCTGTCGTGACCATCGGTCCGACAATGTCTGCATAGCCTGCGCCGTCGAATATATCGCTCGTTTCGAGGCCGTCGAAGCCTGCGACCAAGCCCGGGAATGCGTCGCCGGTTCCTGCGAACGTATCGGTCCCTTCCGTGACAGCCAGCGTACCAAAGTGCACGGTGACGGTGACCGCTTGCGCCATGGTCGAGAAGATCATGTCGATTGTAGAGGTCTCAGTAACTGTGCCCGGCAGGCCCGGTTGAAAGCCCGACGGCACTGTGAATGAGAATGACGTGTCACCAAAGTTTGACGTGAGCGTGTCGGCGCTTACGTTGACGCAACCACAGCCGTGCATCACGGTCGAATTGTTCGTCTGGAAGCCAGAGATTGAGAAGCCGCCGGTATTAGTCGCCGGGTCTGCGGTGCCGCTGTTATTCCAATTGCCACCGTTCTTTCTGAACCAGACTTTCGAGTTAACTAGGTCTATCGCGCAGCATATTTTATCATTGATTGCGAAAGCTCCGCCGACGTTGCCGGGGCTGCTCCCGTTGACCCATATCGAGCCGCTCTTAAAGGCGATGCACGCATTGGTAACTGTAGACCCTAAGCTCGTGAGGGTCGCACCCGCTGTACAAAATCCAGCGCCAGTATCGGTGCCCGACGGCGTATTATCCCAGTTCGTCTCGGTGTAAAACTTGCCGGTGTTCACGCCGAGCACGGTCCGGACGCCCTGCTCGCCCGACGAAGACTGAGTATACGTGTGGTTACCGTTACTCAGTACGATGTTGGCACTTTTATCGCTCGGATTAAATGTGGTATTGCTCATGGCTCATTTAGCCGTTGATTAGGCCGACAATCGTGACCGCGATGCCGCTCTGCGTCGCGCTTGGCGAAGCAGGGCCGGTCAGCGTGAGCACATCACCCGGCACGAATTGCACATCGGCCGAAAATGCGAACGTTGCCACTACGGCCGCAGCCGCGAAGTTGACGGTACCGATTGAAGAGCCATTCTTGAAGAGGTTGTACGAGATCGCACCTGCACCGGACGCCTGACATGACGCGCGCGAGGTTGTCAGACCCGCTGGCAGGATGAAAGTATCGACCGACGTGTACACCATGAGCTTTTCGCCCGATGTCGGCTGTCCTTCGACGTACACCGCGATCTTTATAGGATCGTTGACCCACGCGGCGTTGTAATCCGTGCTGTCGACCTTCGCGAGCCGTTGCGCAATCGTGCCGCCTGCGGGCATGAGACTGATCGGCGGATTGAGCAGCGCGGCGTAGAAGTCGTGCCCTAGGCCATCGTTCGCTCCGGCGGAGAATGTGAGGTCGCTCGTGTGTGCAAAAATAGTAAGATAGACACCACCATCCGGACCATTGAAAGTGTCCATGATCGCGTAAGCCGTGCTCGGCTGCCATTGGCCCCGGAAATTCCACTGTGCAACGGGAAGCGAGTAGGGACCGAGCACCGAGTGATCGGTCATGTGCACGAAAAGATTGTTACCGCTCACGGCGAAGAAGTCGATAAACGCACCATTGTTCGAATGGTCCTGTAGCGCACTGATCGCGCTAAACAGTTCCCAGAAATTGATGTCGACCTGAGCCGCAGAAAGGTCAGTGCCCTGACCGCTGCCCCACCGGGTGTTGTCGTTTGTGCGATATGTGATTGTCATGGTGCGTGATCCTTACGTCAGAGAGTTTGAAGTCGCAACGGGTGAATTATTACGCAGGCGGTGGTCGCAGGACTGGCTCATCGCCGCTTGTATCCCAGACTTTTTCGTCAAGCTGATCAGCACCAATGTAGGATGCGTACGCGGAGAACGTATCGAATGCAGCGTCAAACTCGCCATTGAAAAACCAGAAGCCTGCGGGGATGCCGCCGATAAACCAGAAGCGCTGCGCCACTGACGACGGATTTGGCACCGTCACGAGCAGCGGGTCTTTGAACGCCCAAGTCGGATACGGCATGTACTGGATCGGGTTGCCGAGAAATTCCAGCGTATCGACCGTGCTCGCATCTTCGTTGTACAGGTCAGAGCTTTCCGTCCATTGATCCACGAAGTCCTGCACTATGTCTTTCGCAAGTTTCTTCGACGGCATCTTTGGCACTTTCTTGCCAGTGTCAGGATCAATGAAGTCGCTGCCGTCTGGATTTTTCTTAAATGGTTGCTCGTCCGCGCGTCCGACGATCTGGAATATGTTAGGCTGATACACGCCGCAGTTTTGTCCGCCGAACAGAATAAAATGTGGCTCGTCCGGATATAAAAGAAAGTTGACCTTTATCGGCGGGTTATCGACGCCCTTTGTGGTGCCAGCCACAAACTGACGCGCATTGATGTCGAGGCTGTCGAAACCTTGCAGCGGAATGTCGCCGAGGCTAGGCCAATGCGGCGGGTCCGGCACGGCATAGTCCTCGAAATGCGAAAGTTGCTTATTTCGCTGCTTCCGGAGGTCGAAGTTTGTATAGCCGATCCACGAGCCATCCACGATCAACCGATCCGCGAAGAGATAGCCAGAGATTTGCATCGGTTGCTGCGTCGGCACCCAGACCCACCACGGTTTCGTATGTCCGCCGGATGCTTTGGTGATGTGCCAGAGAATGCCTTGCGAAATTCCGAACCCTTGGGAGCCATTCTTAAGCCATGGTCCCTCCGGGCCTCCGTCCGGGTTGTCTGTAGTGCTGTCGGCAAACGTCACATATTTATTAGCGTCCGTATTCTCCGGTGCTTTTTGATTGCCGTCGTCGTCGGTCTCCCACGCCGTCGTGTCTTCCTCGTCAACGTTCGGGAAATAGAGAACGCTCTCTTGCGCGTTGGTGCCTTTGAAACGGATCGCATCCGTAATAGTGACACCAATAAACTCGTCGCTCTCGTCTTCTTTTGCAGTCGTGCTGAGCGGGTCGACCACTTTCAACGTGTGCGCAAATTGCGTTGTGCCGCCGTTACCTGTCGCGCCCGTACCATCCGTATCATCCACATTGATGCCGGAGATCGAACTTGGCATGTGCAGCACGCCGTCTTTCCCGTTCGGCCCTTTGAAGCGAATGCCGTCGAGAACTTCCACGTCAAGATAATATGTATCGTCGTCTGGATTTGTCATACGATAGATGGTTGAGAGACGTGTGGCATTCGAGTTCTGCACACCATTGCCGTCGCCCGAACGGTCATCTATGTCGGCGACGACGTTCCGTTGCCGAAAGTCGAGCACCATATCTTGCCCGTTCGGCCCCTTGTACATAATCGTGTCGTGAACTTTTACCTCCACCCACATATCTTTGTCGTTCGGATTTGTGATCCGAACATGATGCACGATGCGTGTTGACATTAGCCGCCGCCGTTGAGTGCAGACCGGACGTTGCCGCGTTCGCGGTGAATACGAATGAGGTAGGAAGTCATGCTTGCTGAGCCGGACCATGCGAACGTACGCGCGCCGCCTTTGCGGCCCGCCACTACAAGCACCGGCTCGACTGAGGATTGCCCGGCTCTTACTGTGCGAACCGGTGTCGTGTCTTGGCCGATAAATGGCCGTACGATGGTTTCGATTGTCATAGCGACGGAGCCTCTAAGTTAATCCCTTGCGGAATGCTGAGCGGGGAAACGTTGATCGTATACTCCGCAGAGAACGGCCCGTTCTGCACCGGCTTGAGAACGAGTTCATACCACACCGCATTCGCTTCCATGACCGCAGGGATTGCGAACGCCGTCCAATATCGTTGCGACTGCTCAAGCGCCCACGCGCCGGACGGCCCGCCGCCGACGATGCCGCCATGCGTCGTTAAACCGGTGAAATCCGCCGTGCCGCTGCCACCTGCGAAGCTGCGACTGCCGCCCGTGCCACCCGAAGGTATGAGAGAAAAGCCCATATCATCGCTCGCGCCGCTCGCGAGCATTTGCGAGGCCGGGATCGCAGCATTGATCGCTTCAGCTTGGCTGTTCGCGTCGCCATTGACGTTCTCTGAAATTATGATCTGGCCTTTCGTGAGCGGGAACGAGAGGCCATCGTCATCGGGCGCAAATACCGGCTTCGAGTAGGAGATGTCACCGAGCGTCGGCATTTCGCCTTCCATGATTTGATAGCCGGGCAGCGTGTAGCCCGGAGAAGCATAGACGCCAGCACCGTCGACCGCGGCGGCCGATCCGCCACGGCCAACCGCGCAACCAATCGTTATGTGTCCACAGTATTCGCCAGTCTGACCATTGCATTTCATATCGTAGGCGATGATCTTGCCAGTGGCGACGCCACCGGGCAGGCGGTCATCATGGATGGTTCCGCTAAGCCGACACGAGAGATCAATCGCTTCCGGGAATGGTACTTCGAACGAGATCGTAACCGCGCGCGAGCGGTGCCGCAGAAGTGCCCGCGCTTTGCAAATAAGATGTTCGACGCTCCACAGGCCGCGGTCTGTCGGGAAATATGCACGTGCCGGGACATTCTCTGCCGTGCCGCCGATTGGAATACCAAGAAGCGCCGGGGCAGCACCGAGCACAGTCCACGTGACAGAGCCGTCAACAATCTGCGTGCCCGCGTTTGGTGAAAATGCCGGACGCGGGATATAGGTGAAATGCGCCACAGGCTGCGGAGCGTCGTTGCTCGTGAACGGCGGCGGCACGTAGTTGATGGTCGTGTAAGTCGAGTTCGTCGTGCCCGCCGCGGTGCAGATATAATAACTTGTCGAATTTGCTACATCTTCGAGCGTTGCCGTCGCCGGATTGAACACCACTTCTTTGAAACAGATAACCTCGCCGAATGGTACGGGTGAAGCGGGCGACCAGTCGGGCTGCGTCGTGAGTGGTGTTTCACCCATGCTCGCCCAGTGCACAGTGCCATCGATAGTTACAACGCCGACGATGTCGCTAAATGCCGGTTCGATTGAGCCAGCCACTCCGGCAACCACGCAAATCTGATAACTCTTACCGCCGACCGTTGTCGGATCGTTCGGGAAAATAACTTGTCCGATGCCGACAGCCTCTTCGGTGAAATCAGACCACGCGAGCGGGTCGAAGAGCGGCTCACCTACATCCGCACCTTGGATTGAGATCACTTCCGTGCGCTGCTCGATTGTCGGAGATGTCAACACCGCTTGCTGATCCGTGGTGACGACGAAATAAAGCTCTTCCGTGCGCTGACGCTTCGCATCGTAGCGCAGCAACATATTCGCCGAGATGTACCACAGCGGAATGATAACGCCCGTGTCGTGGACGGACGCGGGCCGATTGGTTTGCGGATCAGAGAACGGATCGCAAATTCCGGTCTGCCATTGGCTCGTGAGCGTCGCTTGAATGCTGTTCGGAGATAGAAGCGCTGGCCAAGAGGCGGAGAAGTTCGAACTATCAGGAGTGCATTGCAGTTTGTTCTCGCTGCTATTGTGCCAGTCGCCGTGTGACTGCGCTGTCGGCGTTTGCGCAACCGCATACACATCCACCACGAAGCTACTCTCAACGCGCCAGCCGCTGCCAAGCCCGTGGCCGGGCTTCGGCCAGTCCGACATGATCGTCTCGCCAGTGTAGGAGACAAAATTATACTGACCCATATCGACGTAGCCGCTCTGGCGCTGCGTCCAATTCACGCGGGCCTTGACCTCGACCATGCTGAGCGGCGGTTGCGAGAGTTGCATCTGCAAGCTGTCGTATAGGACAATATCGCTCGGGAAATCGATTGTGCCGTCTTCGCCGACAAGGATGTCACTCGCAGTGGTCACGAGTGTCGTGCGGTCCACATGCCACAGCGATGACCAGCCTTCGAGAACTGTGTCCGGATCATCGCGATGCCGCTCGTCAGTAAATACCGGATCATAGAACGGCCGAACTTTCATCGTCTCGGCGATTGCTTGCCGCTGCTCGATGTAGTTCTCCGGTTGCGCGATAAATTTCAGAGTAACGCTTTCGGCGAAAATGTTCTGCGGAATGCCGACAAGCACGCCGAAGAAAAGCGGCACGACACTTGACGGCCCTTGCCATGAAAGCCACGCCCAAACTTTTCGTCCGGGGGCGAGTAAGCCGACGCGCGGATTTTTGACAGTGATCTCACACGTCGGGTACTGTCCCTCGTCGTGCTTGAGGTCAAACGAAATCACGTTCTCGTCCACGATCTCATGTTCGGGACCGAACGTTGTTTCCGTGGAGTTGACCCACGCAAAATAAAATGGGAATTGCGGGCTTGCCACGTCAGACTTCCTCTAATTCCAAATCCCAACCATTCGCCGCCTTCCACTCATCGAAGTGTTGCTCGAAGTTCACAACGCGCATCAAGAGCACCGGACGATAGAACGTCATGTGACCTTCGGTAGAGCTTGATCCGCTCACTTCGGTGCGCCCGGCTGATCCTCCGATTGGATAGCAAAGCGAAGCTGCGCAATGCACTGTTACTTCTAATCCCGGCCACACACCATCGAGCGGCGGAGCATTCACGTCGGTGCATGAAATCTTCGACGAGTATTTCTGAAACTGCGGCGCACTCATGTCGATCAGCAAGGCATTGACTGTGCGTGCGAGTTGCGATGATTGCTTGATCGGCGACAGCGTTTGGATCAGGCCGCGAGCCTGATATTGGAAACCTCCGAGGCCGGAGATCGAAAGAAGCGTGTCTGCTCCCGAAGGAAGTGAGTTCTCGAATGGCATGTTATCTCACCCATGATGGTCGACGGCCGGTCTGCGAAGTTTGCCGACTGACCGCATAGGACGTTAGTTTCTGCGCGACATCCGCCGGAGCCTTCAGACCCTCGAAGCGGTTGCCGTCGATTGAGAGGTTGACGACCGAATGCTGAGCTTTGACCGCTCCGCCATCGGCGAAACGGATCGGAGCCATGCCCGGCCCCGGCACGAGGCCACCCATCGCGAAGCCGCGGATCGCCATGCTGTTGAGCGAGTGAAAGAGGTCCGCGCCGTAAGCCTTGACCGCCGCTGCTTTGACGACAAATTCACCGTGCGAAAGGCGCGCGGGAATGCTGTCGCTCGTGGAAGTGCCAGCGCCGAAAATCTGACCGCCGCCCGCAAGCCCTGCACCGGCCGCCGCCGCGTCCGACAGTCCTTGCACGGGCGTCTGTAGACCTTTCAATGCTTCTGCGAACTTAGCGGGTGCTTCCCTGACACCAATCAAAATACCTTGCTGCACTTCGAGCGTGGCTTGAGCAGTGGCAGACGCTATGTCGCTAGTTCCAGCCAGACGTGCCATCGTTGATTTCATTTCGTCGGTGGCTGCGACCATCTTCAATGTATTTTCTGCATTCGCCTGATTTTGGTCTGTGCCGCCCGCACCCTGTGACAACTTCAACGCTTCCGGAAGCCGCTCGCCAAGGTTCTTGATCGCGTCCACCCACTGTGCGGCTTGACCGCCCCGCGCAGGCAGGCCACCGGCTTGCAACACACCTTGCATCTGACCTTCGCTGATCGTGCCCTCTAAGCTCTTAACTGCCTCGCCGCGACCTTTCAAAAGGTCTAAATCCGTAGCGACCTTTCCGAGTTGCTCCACCTGTTGCCGCGTCTGGGCGTCGATGGCATGAACAATATCGGTCGGCTTCATATCTCGCAGCGCATCGCCATTCTTATCCTTGATGGCGTTTATGATAGTCGGCAAATCTTTTAGCTCGGTGTCGTGCATCTTTTCGACGGCTTGCTCGAATGCGTTCACTGCGCTGCGGAAATCAACCGCCGCCTTTGCAATCGCCGGGCCTTCGCTCTCTTGATCTTTCGCTTGTTTATTTTGCGCTTCCGACAAGCCAAGCTCGGCGCGTTGGCGCTCAATTGGAGCGTTCGCCATATCCTTGAGTTGTTTCGTCTGCGCATCCTGCACGCGTTGTTGCGCTTGATAAAATGCGTTGGCAGCCTTATCGACTTTTAGCTGAGCTTCGTCTTGCTCGTAGCCGCCGTATCCTTGTGACTTGCGGAAATTGATTTCGGCCTCTTTCGCACCAAGTTGCGCACCCTGTACCGACAGGAAATCATTGTTTGAGGTTGAGGCCGCGTCCTCTGCGGCAAATTTGACTTTATTGTACGCTTCCGCAACAGAAAGCGCGTCACCTTTTAATTTGTTCGCCCATTCAGCCGCGGCAAACTTATTATTCGTCATCGCGGTAGCGATGCCGAGTTGTGCGCTTTCGATACCGTTGCGCGCTTCCGCCATCGCGGTCGGGCCTTTGCGGATTTCCGACGTGACTTCGCTCCATGAGTTCGCCATCTGGCGAGCCATACGCTGCAAGCCGCGGTTGATCTCTTCGCCCGTCAGGCCGGATTGCGAAAGAGCCACGCGCAAGCCGACGATCTCGTCGCGCGTCGCGCCATAAACTTTCGCTGTTGCATTCAATGCAACTTGCGCTCGTGCTTGGCTCTCTGCGAATTTCGTTGTCGCTTCAGCGAGCGCGGTGACCGCGCCGACAACCGCCAGAATAATCCCGATAGGGCCAGAGAGGGCAGAGTTGAGCAAAGTCGCAGCGGTACTGATCCGGCCGAATGCCGTTTCGGCAATACCGGCCATCTCGCCGAGCAAGCCGCCGACTTCGCCGGTACCTTCGATAACTACTTTTTGGACAATGTCATCTAACGCGCCAGCCATGGTTATGCACTCTTATATGCGGCATCATAAAGCTCGCGATAGTTCGCGAGAACACTCGCTTGGATGCCTCGTAAATTCCACTTGGGGGGAATGGTCACAGCCTCGATGCCGAAATATTTTGGCTTTTTATCTGCTATACTGAATAAGAGCGGCCGTCCGCTACTCTCGCGCTTGATCGAGAACAGACCGCCCGGATATTCTTTCGGCTGCACCCCTTCCGCATCGGTGCCGCTTAGTGGCACCCACAAGAGGTCGCCAGTTATCTGGCCACCCTCTTCGAAAATACCAGCGTAAGGGCGATCATGGAACGTTTCGATTGTCGCGCGCAGGTCACTCGTGGTGCAGACAACGGTCAGACCTTCCGACAAAGTGCCAAGTTTGCCATCGGACGAAGCGATGTTTGCCTTGAATTGATCGCGCATCATTGACGTGAGCATGTTTGCAGAAGCCGTGATGGCTTTGTTCATACGGTCGCGCACGTACGCCATATTCTTTTTGATGTCGCCGCTTACTCGCCTGACTTCTATACGGATCACTGATCGCGCTCCCAACTATCCAACTGCTTTTGTATCTGCTTCCCATCACCACTTGCTGCGAGAGATTGCGTTGCCAACTGGGCGTGCAGTTCGCGCTCGTGCCGACGCTCGGCCAGAAACAGAAAAGCGTTAATCTGGGCTGGCGTCAGTTCCCAGACTTGTCCGGGTCCGCCCCAGTCTGCGGCAAGGGCGTCGACACTTGCGGCGAGTTCGTATCCGGGGCCTTTCCAGAGTTTCCGGATAGCGCTGCCGCGAGATTTGCGGCCCCGGTTATCCGTTGCACGAAAGGGCCGAAACCACTCCTAAACGTCAATCGACTGACCGCTTCGAGAATGTCGAGTTGTGTCTCGATAGTGAGTTCTGCCGCTCGTGCCTCTGCTTCTTCGTTTCCAAACTTTTTACAACCGGCGGCGATCACTGCCGCAATTGCGTTCGGCGCTGTCTGGATAAAGTGTGCCGTATCCAACTTGCCGCCGCTGATCCACTGTTGCGCTTCCGGAAAACGTTGAAGGAGCGCGATGATATCCCTCACTGAAATTCCGTAGACTGCCAACGAAGTATCCGTGCTTATCAGCACGTTCTCGCTCGCTGGTGCGATGTCGAGTAGACTTAAACCTTGGCTCATGGGGACTTCCTCTGTGTTATGGGCTATCTGCTTTTAGCCCCGTTCGTGATGGTTCCGGCTCGGCAACTTTGTGCGCGGCCGGAGTGTCGGGATGATTTTCTGGCGCGCTCTGAATACCGCGCAGGATATTTGGGTTGCTAGGGTGTTGCACTTGCACGGCCACTGGTGCTGCGCGCGGGCGTCTCACGGGAAAGGGGTGAACGCCGGACGAGGTCTTTTCCTCGACGAGAAATTCCTCGCGCATGGGTCAGCCTCACTTTTTCAGGGAAAAGAGCGCGTCGGCGCTTGCGCGCCGACGCTTGAGAGCAATTAGCTGGTCGGGCTTTCCGGCAGTGACACGACAGCCGTGCCGAACCCGCCAGAAGCTTGGTCGAACAGCACATCACCTTCGAGATCGATGGTGCCCCACGTGTTACCGATCAGGCTGAGCGCCTTGTTCGGCGAAAGTTTCACGAGAGGGAACTGAACCGTCCACACTGGGCCGATGTCATTCGCGCCGACGAATTTCACCGCACCGTAAATTACGGGATCGGAGAAAATGTCAATGGTATCTGACGCTGGCGATGGGCCGCCGCTCGGGATACCAAGTAGGGCGAAGCCGACGTTGCGCGCGGTGTACTCTTCGAGTACCATCGTCAGCGTGCCAGAAATTTCCGTCACAGCGGTGAAATCTTTCACCTTGACGCCGGTCATGCTGGAAAAGTGATCGAGTTGTGTCACCTTCGCCATGAACTCGAATGTCGGGCAGTTGCCGCACTCGGTAAAATCGGTCTCACCGAGCAGCTTGACAGAAACCAAGCCTTTGCCGATGTAATAGTTGCCGATGTTCGGGCTGAGTAGCGAACCCTCTACGTTGAATTGGCCGGGCATTGGTGTCTCCCCCTGAAATTAAAATCACGCGTTCGTCTGTAGTTCCGTCGGGGAGAGCATGTACGTGAAAGAAATGCTCAATCCGAGTTGGCCTTGCATCGTTCGGTTGCGCGCCAAGTCTGTCACGCATCCGTCGTAAGTAATCCCCCCGTTCGAACCACAGATAGCGCGTAGTTCGGCATCGATAAATATTGCGGCGAGAATTGCGGCTCGCGCGGTGTTCAAGTCTTCCCCTACGTCGATGTTCTTCGGCTTGCGCACGTCGAGCACCACATAAATCTCCGGGGTCATTTTCATAAGCTGGATGCCCATCGGAAGCTGGCGACCGTCCGGAAGCCTGATGCCCCGGGGGTCTTGCACTTCGTCAGCATCGAGCAAGATGATGCCCGGTACCAAATCTTTTGGGAGTTCATTCCGGTTGTGGACAAAGCTGCCCGCCGGTATCGCTCCCGTCGACAGAGTGATCGTTAGCCCACTTAGGAGCGTATCGAGCCTCGTCAAAATCTCTTGTCGCCTATCTTTGTTCGCAGTCATCGGCGCACCGTAAATTCGTACACTGCAACGACGCCCGCTGGCGCTGTCGGTTTCACGGGACACGTGAAAGGCAGCAACTCGTGCTCGACTACTCCGGCCGGTTGCACAAAGGTCACGAGCATATCCTGCTCATTATCAGGCGGTTGACTTTCGAGACCGACAGCGGACATAACAACTTTCCGATCCGTCGGGTTCGCAAGCATCGCCTGCTTATCGCTTGGCTCGTAGTCAACTATGACGACGAAGCATTCGCGATCCGTTGTGCCTCGACGCAAAACCGCCCGCATGCCGAATTTCTTTATCAGCCTGTCAGCGGTTGCACGTGAACCGAGGTAGTCGAATTTCGCGGCCATATTACAAATCCCCGTCGTCGTGGCAACCGGCAATTATCGGAGAACAGTTCGTCCGCCGCCCGCCATCAAGATACCGGCTTTCGCCAACATCCTGTCGATGTGCGGGAACGATGGAAAAAATCCGAGACCGAGCCGAGTGTCAAATGTTCTGCTCGTTTTTATCGGTCCGACTTCTTCGCTGATCGCCTGCACAACGCCGCCGTTATTTATGAGATCGCCATCGTAGTCCGGCTGCAAATCGGTATCATTGAGCACGCGGTTCGCTAGTTCTGCGCACGCCCATATGATTTGCTTCGGGATGCCGACAACCAAATTGCCGTTATTGTCTGTCACGCCTTGCCGCGGCCACTCTGTCGACTGCGAAGAAGTGCTCGACGACAGAAACGGGATCGTGCCAACGCCGAATGGTGACAGGAAAGGGTCGATAAACGCGAGGTTCGGGTCCACGAGGTTCGCAATTACGGAGACCTTCTTGACCCCTTTATAGCGGTACTTTTGATCGAGATAGTCCGTCGCCTTGACAATGGCGAACCGAACGGCCTCTTCCGGGCTGCCCGCATAGGAATTTCCGCGCGCATCGTGATACGCCTTGAACTGAGCCACCGTCATGTAGGCGTTTGCGCCATCTTTCTCGATCACGTCTGAAGTGGTCGTGGCGTTCGCGCCGGTTAGCCACGTGATCGTACCAGTGGCCGGGAAGTCAGTATCTTCACCATTCGTCGAAACGCTGAACTGCACAGTGCTCACGACATCCGTGACCGTAAACAGGATATCTGCAAGCGTACCGGTATCGCCCGCGGCGATCTCGGTCGTCGGATGATCCGCAATTTCAAGTTGCTGTACGGAGCCGGTGGCGTCCTGCACGCTGAAAACTGGGTCAATCATAGTGCCACCCTCGCGTGAATGGTGCCGAGAGCCAGCGTCGCAGCCGAGCGTGTCGCGGCCGACGCGGCCAATGTGAAGGTCGCAACACCCGGCGTTTTATAGGCTATTTGCAGGGCTGCATCGGTTACAGTGTATGTGCACTTCGAGATATTCACGTCGGCGCTCGCGTTCAGAAACGCAGCCAGCGTCACGAGCGTTGCAGCAAGCGTTGCGCCGATGGCAACGTTGTGACCCGAGCCAAACGTTACAACCGTCCCGCCAAGCGTGACAGTGTCGGAATTGCCCGGTTGTCCGGAAAACGAGATCGAGCCTCTCGCAAGCGAAGTCGGGTCGGTCACAGCCGTGGCATCTCGCGCCGCGTAGTTGCGCTTGCTTGCGTAAAACAGGGCCGCGTTTTGCGGCCCCGTTCTTTTTGCAAATGTCTCGAATGGGTTGCCCATATTTTACCTTGCGACAGTCTGCCCACGTTGCGGGCGCGTGTTATGCCGTCCGCGCCGTGCACCCATGACCTGATCGAGTTGGCTCTGCGCGTAAACCCCGAGCGCGCCAAACTTCTTGGCCCGCTGTTCGTTTTCGTGCTTGAGGTATTGCTGGATATTCTCAGCCGCAGTCAGTGGCGGGAAAGCAGCGTTCATCTTGATAAGGGCTGCATCTCGCGCCTTCTGCGCTTTTTGCTCTGCCGTCCGCGCATCAACGGTCGCTTTCCGGGCATCGACGAGCGCTTGATCGGCATCTTCGAACGCTGCCTGAAACTCAGCTTTGGTCTCGTCTGGCATGTCAGACGGATTGCTCACGGCGAGAGTGGTCGTCAGACCGGTCACTGGATCAATCGACGGGCCAAGCGGCTCGATAGGCGTTGCTGCTTCGAGCACGGTGCCGCCATCAACTCCGAGGCCCGCACCGTCTACACTATCGCGCGAAAATCCCGGAGCGACTTCGTTCAAGTCTGAACGCTTGATCGCGGGCTCGCCCGCGAGCATCTGCACAACGCGGGTTACAGGAAGCCCGTCGTCTGTCCAATGGTCTGGATTTTGGGTGTCAAGTTTCGCGAGCGCTTCGGTGATTTTTTCGGCGTACTGGTTAGACATGGTATTTTCCTTTCATCATAGAGGGGGCGAGAGATGGTGGCGGAGCGGCTTTCAACCGCTCCGCCGGGTCGGTTAGATCAAAGCTTAGTACGTCCGGAAGTCCCCCCTCTGGGCCGCACCTTGCTTCAATCCTTCCGATTAGAAGCCGTGCACGTCCGAAGCGGAGTAGCTGGTCGCAACTTGAATTTGTTCTGCAATGCGCTTTTTCGCGGCAAAGAGAGCGAAAATATTCGCCGCCGTGGTGCTCAAGCGCGCGGCCTGCACGCCAAGGAAGGCGTTGAAGTTCTGCGAGTTACGGTGGCGCGAGGCTTGCGCATACCGCTTGTGCTTTGCGTGCGATTGAGGCGACGCGCCTTTGAATACATAAGCCATGTTCCGATCCCTTTCAGCAAGAGGGGCGCGAGGCTTATACCTCGCGCCCCTGTTTCAGTTTTCAGCCGTGAGAGGTCTAGCTCTCGCGAGTGATTAGCCGAGCAAGCTTGATTTGCTTGCGCTCGGGGAACACACGGACCCACGAAGCCGCAGCGGCGAGGTTGTTGCTCGTCGAAGCGTTCGTCGGGCCACCTTCGGTTGAAGGCGTTCCGATGTAGGCGTGGCCGACCGGGTGGATAGACCACTCGACACGGTTATAGAGGATGTCCGATCCAGCGCCGTTGCCGCGATCCGGGTAGCGGAACACTTCGGTAGGCACAACCGGGGTGCCGACGCCGAGGCGGAACGCGCCCGGGCCAACAAGCCAAGTGTGATAGATGCCCGAAGCAGTCTGCGCACCGTTTCCGCTGTCGCCAGCCGGGTTAGGCATGCCGTCGTCAACGATCACGCGCCGTCCAAGGAACGTCGGGATGTTGATTTTCCCTTCGCTGTCCGGGATGAAGTCGATCAGGTTGTTCTTTTGCGCACGGCTGTAAACAACCGAGTGCATTACAACTGCCGTCACGTCTTCGGCCGCGTCGCCGAGCAGGGTTGCGGTGTCAATGAACGCCGCAGCCGAGAAGTTTGTCACGCCATCGGAGAACGAGCCACCGATGATCGAGTGCGTCAAGTCATTCTGCGTGCCATAAGCGGCAGTCAGGCCGACGTTGCCAGAGCGACCATTGGTCGGATCGGCTTGAGCGTTGTCCGCGAACACGCCGTTAGCAACCGCCACGAAGGCGCGCTGAAGGCGACGGACCCAGTAGTCGGAGACGCGCGATGCAATTGACTGCATCGGGTCGGCACCGGCAAGGGCCGTGGCGAGACGCATCGTGCTCCAAGAGGCGTTACGCGAGAGGCGCACCGCGACTTCGGCCGAAGCCTGCGTCTTGTTCGGGGTAGAGAGAGTGTCCGGGTCATCGCTGGACACGTTTTCGGCGGGATCGCCGATGTCCTGCCATGACGGAACGGTGAAGGTCAGGCCCCCGCCCGCGAGCAGCTTGTCGAGGAAATCATCGCGCGAAGCGATGCCGCTCTGGATAAGAGCAGTCTTTTCCATCGTAAGTTGCTGAGTGTAGGGCGTAAAGACTGACGGGACGATAACGTCAGAAATGGTGGTGGAGACGGTAGTCATGTGCGTTCCCCTTGGGTTTTGGCTACGAAAAAATTGATCCGTCGCCGACCCATGTCGGAGAACTGGCGTTGATGAAAGCCCGAACGAGATCGCGTCATCGCTCTCTCAAGTGCGGGGATCACTCATTGTGTTCGCAGAATTATCACGCGAAATTATTCTGAGCAACCGGCAATTTGAAAAGAAAATTTTCAGCACTCTTGCCGCCTGACATTTGATTGATCTCGTCGAGCGAAAAACATCGGCCGCCTACAACTTTCATTGTTTCTTTTTCCAAACGCATATCGGTGTCGATTATTATCTGAGCGCGCTCGACTTCGCCCGAGATGCCCGCGATACATTCTGCTTTCGTCGCAAACGTTTGATCGGACGGAGACCCGACAGTCGCAGGCCCAAGAGTTATATGCACGAGGACCAAAATAACTTTGTACATTTTTCTCAACCCCCTAACAAAAAGGCGCGGACATTGTGCCCGCGCCTTTGCAACTCGCAACGGGTGTTCTTATTAGCCGCCGTCCGGGAGCGTTACCGTCCACGACGAGCACGAGACGGTCGAGCCGGACGCGATGGATGTGGTATTCAGGATCATGTCGGCGCTAGAAGTGCCGCAATTGCCTTGAATGACGCACGTGGTGCCAGTGTGATCATAGGCCCGAAAATACTGAGCGGTGCCCGTGGCTGCGGCGTTGGTATCCGACGTAATTGCGCTTGCAGTTGCTTTCGCACCGCGCGGCGAGGCATTTGTCGCTGAAGATGGGAATGCCGTTGCACTGAGCGTCAACGTGGCGAGCCGGGTACCAGCATCTGCGGCTTCGCAGTTGGCCGGGATGGTGCCGTCGAAAATTTTGATCACGCCCGCACCGCCGACATTGAGTTTGGCGAGAAGTGCGTCAAGGGCCGCCTGTGCTGCGGCTTCGCTGTATTGTGGTGCGGCTGTCATGATGTCCCCCTAATTGAGCTTGGCGTTTTATCGTCGGTTTCAGAAATTCGCAACGGGTGTTTACTCTCCGGCCCACCATCCGGAACGTGACACGCCGCTCGCGCAAGAGATCGAGCCGCCGAGCGTCATGTCAACGTGCATGCCCACCGGCGGAGCAGAGATGCTCACGAAGGTCATGTCGATCTGCGCGTCGTCAGCAATTATTGCTTCGACATCCATCGACAAGGCGAACGGGATATTCGATCTTATAACTACCGGAGGCGATTGATCCGCCTCGAAGTCGAGGACAATCAAACCCGGCAGCACTTGATCCAACGCCGTGATCTCGATCTCGGTAGCCGCGAAAACCTCTTGTAGTACGCCCGGCAGTATCTGCGTAATGCGAGCGGGGCCGCTGACGCTCCCGTCTAGCTCTTGATCCGAGAGCGAGAAAAGCACTGTATTTACCGACGTTATTTCAACTTCCGTCGCGGCTAGTAACTCTTGCAGCGCCCCCGGAAGCGTCTGGTCTATGCTCTCGATCACGATCTCCGTCGTTATGAGCAGTTCTTGCAGCGCGCCAGAGAGCGTCATCCCAATGCTGGCATCGGGGCTGTCGGCCACATCGATCTCTTCTTGCATAACCGGAAAAGTTTGGTCAACTGTGCCAGTCACGACTTCAGTCGCGTCTATCTCTTGCGAGATATTCGCTAACGTCGTGGCGATTGTTACATTAAGGCCATCATTCGACGCGTCGATCTCTTGCAAGAGAGTGTTTGCAAGGGTCATGCCGATTGTCGATGGTTCGGCTTCGGCCACGGTAGCCGCTTGCGTCATAGCCGCGAACGTCATGTCGATGGTTGAAGTCTCAGTAACAAGGTCGGCCTTCAGTTCGACAACGAAATCGATTTTCTGCGAACCTGTCCCGTCGCCTGTGCCGAAACTGACAACCGTACCAGAGGTTGAAACGATGTCGTGGAAGGTGTAGACCGATTGCCGCGATGCTGCTTTGAAAGAACTGTCTGCCGCTGACCAGCCGGTATTTGCTTCCGTGATGGTGACGTTCGCCGCTTGGCTAAGTGCAATCTCTACTAGCAGCGCGTTTGCCACAGTTGTCGTATAAGTACCGACGTTCGGATTTGATGTACCGTCAGCCGGGGTCGCTGATCCTGCTATCGGCGAAGTTGCGGGCGCGCCTGTATAGGCATTACAGCCGGATACGCACGCGGTGTTGCTCGTCCACGAGAACACGCAGGCCGTTTCCGATCCGTCGGCGACGCGCCACGCCCAACATGACTTTTGCAAAGTTGCGCCGGACGGCTCGGCTTGACCTTTTGTCCATCCGGCGGATACAGCAATCGTCTTCGCATTTGCAGTGACGACATATGCAATAAGCAGCGCGCTCCCGGTGTAACCGGCTGGCAGCGCAGGCGAGCTTGATGTTGCTCCGGCGGAATTGGTAAAAGCACCGGCCGATACGAATGAAGCTGTCACGTCGGATCACCACAAAACACGATCTGCACATCTGTGATCGCGGGATCGGCAGTGAGTGGGCACACGATAAAAAGTGCAGTATCGATAGGAACGCTTATTGGCGAGCCGTAGACAAACGATCCGGCGAGCGAGTTGGCAGCGAACGTGATTGTGCAAATTAGCGTCGATCCGTCGCCCATAAATTCTGCAACATCACTGACGAGATAAAAACTCACATCACTTGTCGGTGCGACGCGACACGTTGCGCGGCTCTCATCTGGCGGGCTGATCGTCGGAAATGAAGTCGCGCGCGGTGTTGCGGATGCCGTGAATACCTGCGCATCGCCGAATGTGCCCGCGGCGTAAAAGCCGAGAAACTCGTGCGTGCCCGCGCCAGCGCCAGATGAACCGTCACGCCCGGCCGGTCCACGCTTGCCTTGAATGATGTAGATTTTGTTCTGTCCCGCAGGCTTTTTCGGCAGTCCGCCGATTTTCGTACCGGCGATGCGCGCCATGCGCTCTGCCGCCGGAGTGCCGTAGCGCTGCTCATACTGTGCTTGCTGGCCTAGGTGCCACGTGTCTGCGGCCCACGGGTTGCTTAGGATGTCGGCCATTACGTCCCCCAGTAAAAAGAAGGCCCCGGTATTATCCGGGGCCTATTGTTTTTGCAAGCGGTTAGTTCGGTCAGACTTTCGCCGCGCTGGTAGCGCCGATATAGCTGCCGACGCTCTCAGCCATCGCTTTCGCTTTCGCCTCGCCGAGAGTTTTCACCGTCTGACCTTGCTTGGTCATGTTCCAGCCTTCCTTTGTCCACGGGTTGTCCGCGCGATTAACCGCGCCGCCCGAGCCGCCGCGTGAACCGCCGCCTTGCGAGACGGGCCACCAATGCGGACGCTTGTCCTGCATGTCCTTGAGCCAATCGGCAGCGCTGATGCCCGGGGTCACACCCGCAACGTTGTCCTTGGTGACAATCGCGCCGTCTTCGGCGGCAGTTAGGACACTAAGGCCCTGCATAACAGCGTCTTCAATGGCAGGGCTGATAACCTTCGCGGCGATGGCTGCATCGCGGATCGCGCGCTCAATCGTGCCAGACTGTAGCACGCCAGAGAGCTTATCCACTTCCGTTCGTGCAGCTACGGTTTCGTTTTTCGACACTTCGAGCGCACGCGTCAACTGAGTTTTCTCGCGCTCGACTGGGCCGAGAGCGCGCTTGACGCGAGCCTCGATAATCGGCTCAAGCTTGGCCTCGTCGAGTGCGCCACCTTTCGTGAGGGTTTCGAGTTGGGTCTTGGTGCTCTCAAGCTCTTCGAGTTGAGCATTGACGGTCTCAGGATCGATGCCGTGAAATTTTACAAGGCTCTCTTTGGTGGCCTTGTGATCGGCCTTTTCTTTACGGAGAGCTTCGGCCACTCGGTCAACGTCACCTTGTGTTTTGACGTTTTCGATGCCGGTTAGTTCGAACTTCCCGTTTCGCTCGGTGAACAAGTCCGCGAAGCCTTCGGGAATTTCCTCTGCGGTCTCATAGATGGTTTTCAGCTTAGCCATGGTGTAGTCCCCCTCTCAGTCCCGGATGCACATGCCCCCGAGTGACGCCCATGCGTCGGAAACTTATTCGCGCTTTTTACGCCGCGCTACGGCGACCCTCGCTAATTTCATAATTTGCTGTCGGGTGTTTTCAGTCGCGCCGTCGAGACCGTTCAGTTGCAAACTGCCGATCACCTTGCGCGCGATCTCAGTGCTCTCAAGTCCGGCTATTACACCGCCTCGTATGGCGTTGTCAATAAGAGTGCGATCTTTTTCTGCAAAATATTTCGCCCACTGCGCGACTGTCAGTCGCGCAATTTGTTTCGGACGCATCTGCATCATGTCATCCATCACACACCACGCGTTCGCACAAGACGAAATGCTTTTTTGAACGCCTTGATCCGCACAGTTGCGACCTGATCCACAACGGACATGACTTGTAACATTCGTTCACCGTACGTCGCCGCACGAAATGCAAGACCGCGCTCGATGATATCCCGTACTTCCGGCTCAGTGGCGTCAATGATCTTGACCGCGTCTTTCCACGCTTCTGCCCGACCGACGCGCGCTGTCGATGTGTCGCGCGGCGATATAGAGAAAGTTGTGCGCGGCAGTTGCTGCAATGCTCGATGTTTGCGCCAAGCTTCCTCTTCAGGAACTTGCTTTCTCGGGCGCGCGGCGGAGTTGTCTAGGTTGGTCATCGCGCCTGTGTCCACTTGGGCATGATGCCGATTTTCTGCGGAGCATAATGCGTGTCTCCCGCGCTCGCCGTGCGATTGTATGAGCCGTATGGCCCGTAATTTACCCACGAATTTTGCCCGCGCGTTTCCGCGGTCATTGCTGGCAAAGCTTTCTCCGAAAACATCGAGGCGTGAGATCGCCAAGCGTTATCTTCGCCTGCGGCGCGAAAACCGTTGCCCTCTTTGAAATGACCATACATATCATGCACGACGCGAAACACGTCGTTAAGCACGACATCGCGCCCGTCAATTTTAATGCCGACTTTTTGCAGCATCGGATTGTCTTTTGTGTCCGTATGATCGCCGGAGCCATAGCCGAGATCGGTCGGAAAGCCCCACCAATGCTTGTTTTCGCTCACATCCACCGCAGCAAGTCGCGGCGTTGCTGCATATGGGTCCGGTTGGCCCGGCTTGATCCATTCGACTTTCACACCACTGTCCACGAGCGCTTGGTATTGGCCCATGACTTCGTGCGCCATTGCTTCGTAGGATGCTTTCACTTCCGGATTGGTCGGATCGTTTTTCATCTCTTCAAAGGCTTGCGCGATATTGGTTGCACGCTCTTCGTCGAGCTTTTCATATTTCGTGACCGGACTGTAGTCGAGCTTGCTCTCAGCCATGTACTTGGATGCAGCGTCGCGCAGCGAACCTATCGGTCCCGGCACGTACCACTTGCCGCCTATGTTGATTGGCTTTTGCGGGAGGCTCTCAATAGGCTTCGCGCCAGCGGCGACGCGGTTGGCTTGCTCTTGCGCCTTTTCAGGCGTTGAAGCTCCCCCGCTCGTCCACTGGCCATGCTCGTCTCGGAGTTGATCCGGGTCGAAGGCCATGATGTTTTACTTTCCAGCCGACGCACCTTTTTTGCCGACTTTGCCTTTCATGGGGACTGGCGTTCCGCGCGCGTGCGGGGTTACCGGGACGCTCTGGCCGGGCTTGATAAGCCCGGCGGGAGCGATGGGCGGAGTGGTTTTCACATTCCCTGCCGTCGCATCTGTCGTGTCGGCTGGCTCGTCAAGGAAGTTATTGTCGCTCGCCACTTGCGTGAGATCGGCCATATCCTCGACCGCGGTCACGGCTTCTTCCTTGATTTGGTCGCTCTCTTCTTCGAAGGTCATGTCGGTCAAGTCGTTCGCCTTCATAGTGCGATGTAACGACTTGAGAGACAGCGGCAAGCCAAGTTGCTTCGCCTGCATGAACGCAAGCAATGCAGCACCCGCGACACTCTGATCCGCGAAGTCGGTTTGCACTTCGACTTTCACTTCGTCCGGATTTTCTCCGACCCACTCCGCGCAGAATTTCAACGCAGCTTCGAGGCCAGCGCCCGCAGCTTGGTTGGTCGATGATATTGTCGTGGTGCGTGCGGCCACTCGAATACGGAGAGCTTCGCCACTCTCGCCGCGCGCATTGCCGACATCCATGAATGCGACGCCCATACTGTCGGCTTTGGCCTTGTCATTCTCGACCGCTTGACGCATCTCGCCAAGGCCAGTCGCGGAAACGCCAATGAATTTTGCATCGCCGCCAAGCTTGAGGTCGATCACGCCCTTATTGCCGGTGCGAATTTGCTCGTCAGTGTCACCAGCGTTGCCGCCGATGATAACGAGCGTTTGCTGGCCCTGATAATACAGGGTCTGACGATAGTCAGCCTCGCCACGATAGATCGCGAGAGCTAGATTGCTGAGACCAATTAGTGGGGGGACTTCCGGCTCTGGTACGAGATCGTTTGCGCCGATAAACACAAACGGAATTTTTTTCAGTGTGCGGCCAGCGATTTGTGGTGTGATAAAATCGCCCGCGGTCGGAGTGTTGACTTCATTGATTTTCACTGCGACCACGTATTCGTCGGTATCGGTGGGTCGCCATTCTCCGTCGGCATTTATAGCGCTCAAAGCCCCGCGCGTAAGGACGCGAAATTTACGCTCCGTCTGCCATGTGAAACCTTTGCGCGATGGTCCGCTCTCGTCGAGCACAACCATTTCCAAATCGTTCTGGCCCTCTTCATATCGGCCAGCGTCCCAATTCGTGATGCGTTCGGCATCGTAGAACGCGATATACGGGAGCGCACTCGCCGCGTCCTTGCCTGTCGGCACTTCGACCAGCAATCCGCAGCGACCGTTTTTGAGTTGCGCCTCATTGATCCGACGCAAAAGCATTTGCAAGCCCTCGCCCTGAGCGGTGGCTTTGGTGAACATGCCTTGCAGTTTTTTCGGGAGCGTGATCGTAGCGGGTCGCATGTGCATAATGCCGACCATCGCCTTAACCGCATCCTTGACCACGTCAGGATACACGGCCCGCATCAAATACGCTTCGTAGTCTTTCCAGCCGGGAGACTGCGGATTGGACATGCCGTCCGCAATCATTCCTTCGCATGGGGGCAGGTAGTCTACGCGCTTGCGCTTTATTTCGCGCTCACCCGCGTAGGTGTCGCCCATTTGTATCCATTCACCTAGGCGATTGATATATTCCGGATGTTTGTCTTCAAGGCTCATGGTGTCCCCCGCGAATTTGCGATAAATCACGTTCCAGTTTTATTAGCAACCGGCCTTTAGATTGTGCGCCCCGATTTCATTGTTCTTGGCTCGAAGCGCAGCATGTAGCGTGTCTCGTCCCCGACGTGATCCTCTGCCTCTGTGTTCACATCATCGATCTTATCTTCGTCTCGCGGCAGATTTGGCACAGTGCGCAGCCATTGTTTGCATTTGGCATCGATAAACAGGCTCGGCACTTCCCGGATGCCGCCGTCCGGCCGTTTCGTTGCTTTCAAGCGTCGCCGGACTTGCTCCCAACCTTGCACGCGTGAGCCGGGGCCTTTATCGGCGCGCTCCCATACGACGCCGCGATGTTTGATGCCGTTGATAAACACAGGCTTTTCGAAATCATCCGCGACACATACGCCATTGTTTTCGTCAAATATGGACGTGTCCGCCGGTCCGCGTTTCACTCGCACGTGCTTGCCGTCGCGTGAGCGCCATCCCCAATCGATCTCCCGCTGGATAATTCCGCGCGCGATATCTGCGACGAGCATGCGCGTGCCTTCGTTTTCTACACCGCGCCAGCCGTACCATTCGGCGATCCGGAATAGATCGCCCGGCACAGTTGCCCGAACCTTGCCGTTGACAATGACATCGGAGCCATCACTCACCGTATACCAGCCGACGCTAAACGGCTTCGAGCTTCCGTGATCGTACGCGCGATAGATTGGCCACTCTGGCGGTATTTGGAAATTCTCAACGATGATGTCCGTCTTGTAGCCGTGCCAGATGTCGTCGAACATGCCACCGGCGACGATGTCCCATGAACCGTAAAGCCACGCTTGCAGTTGCGCTTCACTTCGCGCCGCTGTTCGCAGGTTGGTGACATACTCCGGGTCTTCGCGTAGCAGGATTTTATTTTCTTCAAGGAAGCCGAAGATTACTTGACGCGGTGGCTCGGGCCGACCTTGTTCGTCTTTCGCATCCGTTATCACAGGGTCTGCGATTTTATCCGGCGATACTGTAATGATCCGGAAACGACCCTTGACCCAGTTGTGGCCGACACCGTGCGGGTTGGTCGTCGCGCGTATCCTCTTCGGGATGCCCGGCACAGGCGAGCGACAAAGTGAGAATGCAGACTTATAGCAATCCGGCATGGCCCATGAGGTCAATTCTTCCCAACCGATCCACGGGTACGCGTGGCCGTGGTACTTGTCGTAGTCCGAGATGGTCGCAAAGTGCGAGAAGTACAACCGCTCGCCGGTATCCCATTCCCAGAAAAATTTGATCTCATTGTAGAACGCAGCATCGCCCCAGATTTGCTTATACCAGCGCTTGCTCTTCTCGATCACGTCTCGCAGCGCCGGATGCGACTGCCGGAAGAGAATGCCAACCCAGTTAGAGCCGAAGCCTTTGCCGACATCCTGCGCGAAGTCCATCAAGAGCGCGTCAGTTTTTCCCGGTCCACGTGTTCCGGAGTAGAGAGTTTCGAATGTAGGGCACGAGAGAAATGCGTCTTGCGATCCAGCTTGCGCGGCCCAGATGGCTTCAATCAATTCGCCTTCGTTGTTGCGGACCCACGGCCGCCACACACCATCCTTCAGCCGCCATTTTTCTACGGTCACACCCATGTCAGGCCGTCGGGTCTGGGGCGTCAGTGGGTACAACTTCGAACTCAACATCCAATACGTCTGCGGTGCCGGACTTGCCGACAAACTTTTTCTCGAAATCTTCGCGCTTCATTTGCGTTCCGACCACAAGCACGCCGCCCTTGTGCGTTACATCTATTTTCTGCGTATTGATGTACCGTTCCGGCCGATGCGCTTTTAGAATGAAGCGCGTCATATCCGGGTCGAGTTTTGCTATTGCCTCTGGTATTGGACGATTGTTCTTGTCTCGCTTCCACGCTTCCGGCCCTTCGAAGCCGAGCGCGAGCAAGTCCGGGTCTTCCTGATAATTCACGCGGCCCCGGTAAGAGAGCGCTTCCATGTGCGTGCCGTTCGCGAGTTTGAATGCGGCTTCTTCGACGCGATCAACACCGTCGCTGAACGCATCGTAATACCAATCGTGAAAACGGCGCGTCTCGCCATTGATAGTCACGTCGAAACCATCACCACACCCAATCTCACCCGCGGCGCTCTTCTTGATCCAGTAGGCTAGACCAGCACGGGTGACCCGAGCGCGCTCGCATATCACGCGAATGACGGGCATCTCTCGCGCCCATTTGACCACATTCCGCAATGTTTTGGGATTATATCGTCTGCCCGGCTCGCGCGTTCGCAAGCTCACGGGCGCTTTCGCCAAATCGCTTGAGCGGCTCATGCCGGTATTCCTTTTTGTCGCACCGGCCCATGCCGAGTGTGAGCGCCCATGCGCTCGGTGACGGACAAAATCAGCCTGCGGGCTGATTTTGCATTTTCGAAATCAACCTACAGGCTGATTATTTCCACTGAGCCGACGCGCCGCGTCCAACGCGGGTCGCGAGCGGCTTTGCGCTTACTTGGCGGGTCTGCGAGATGGCGGGAACGGAGCCGAGCCCTTTGCTCGCTTCGAGATCGCAGCTAACCGCGGGCTGGCCGGGCACTACGCTCGACTGGCCGGTGTAGCCATTCTCGCCGTAGCAATTGTCGGCTGGCATGTCTGATCCGTAAACGTTCGTCGCCATGTTCATCTCCCCGTTAAATCAAAAGGTGCGCGAGATGCGCAACGGTCGCCAATTCTGGCGACCCAAGTTCGGCGACTAAGTTAGCGATCATCGCCGGGTCGTGCATTTTCTCGAAGGCTGCTTCTCCGACTGTTTTGCCGGAACCGCTTTCATCTTTTGCGAACGCTCCGAGTGTTGCACCGATCCGCTGCACTGCGCTTTGATGCGATATGCCCGCGCCCCCTTGACTGTCTGACCCGTGGCCCCGCTCGTCTTTCATCTTATGGCCGTCCTGTCAGCTTGCCTTCCTTGAGCACGTCACCACCAATAGTCGGATCGACGCCGTCGCCGTCTCCGTCCGTCATATCCCATGCAGCGCCAACAGCGCCGGGCTGTTTGGTCAGAAGCTTCCCGCGAGGTTCACTCTCAAGCGGATTTGCGGCCGACGCATCCGGGCCAGAGCCGGGCGTCGCCGGACCGGCCGAATACTCGGTCATGTCTTTCATGGTGTCGCGCGGAGCAAATTCGGTCTGCGGCGCTTTGGGCGCGCCGGAACGTGCGATATTCATGAGCGGTCCCCCGATTTAAGCCGCCGTGTTTATCGCCGTTTCAATATTGCCGCAACCGGCAATTTATTATAGGGAAGACTTCGGAGCGAATTTGCTTTTCGTCTTTGTGCGACCGAGTTTGACCGCGAGCGCGTTGCGATCCGCTTCCTGCTTCAGCCACTCGACTACATCGTGCTGATATGTCGGCTTCACTTGCACGGTTGAACTCGGTGCACCTTTGCCGCTCTTGAGACCAAACTTTGCGTTTGCCCCGCCTTTGCTTTTTGCCATGACCTATTTCCCTCGAACGACTTGTACCGGCACTTTTGCAATTCCTTCGGCCTTGTAGGCTAATAGCCGAGTATGCCCGTCGATCAAGTTCATTTTCGTGTCAACGCTGAGCGGGGCAATATACGCGCCAGACCGAATTTGTTGACGGTACATATCCACGCCTGTTTCTATCGGAACAAGTTTTCCACCGTACGCAGCCTGTGCAGCCTTAGCACCCTCAACGGCGGCGGCTAATCCTTTTGCAATCCAAGCTAGATTTTCTTGAGACGGGCGTATGGCAGAAATAGAAACGACTGTCGGATTTTGACGAGCCATATCCCCGCGCGCATCGCTACCGTGCCCGCGTTCGTCTTTCATCGCCCTGTCATCTTCTGACGCATGAGCATCGCTGCGGTGTTGCCGGAGAAACTCATACCACGCGCCGGAGCCGAGAAGCTCGCATTCGCGCTCATGCCAATTCCGGAACCCGGAAGTCGTCCGGTGACGGGGCTAGTGTCGGACTTCGGATGATTTTGCGCGAGCGCCGCTGCCGCGCGAGCATCGCTGATAGACTTCGGCATAAAGCTACCGCTGCCGTCGCTGCCGTGTCCTTGTGCGTCTTTCATTTCTTTGCTCCGGAGCTTTTCGATGCCGCAGCGGTGAACCTAGCCGCATCAAATCGCGGATTTGTCGCCGCGAGTTTGTCAGCGAAATTTTTAACAATCTCCGCACTCGCTCCACTGCTCGCGAGCGTACTCGCGATCATCTCGAAATGCTGGCGCGTCATCGTGGCCGATGCTTTCTCGACGCCGCGTTGATGCGCAGCGCCGGAGCCTTCGCTGCCGTGTCCCTGTGCGTCTTTCATCGTCTCACCCTATTCGTTATACTGCGGTCATCGGTTCGCATGTGCTGCGCGACACGCTCGGCCGTCGCTTGGTTTTTCATGCGCGCGACCGTCTGCCACGGGTTGCCCACGAGCGCCGGGTTTAATTTCTGGATCAGAAACGACGAATGAGCCGCCGGGCCGCGCCCTGTCTGGGCGAGGTTGCCAGTGCTATCGCTGCCGTGTCCCTGTGCATCTTTCATGGCCTGAACCTACCACAGTAAAAGTTAATTATTTCTTGCTGTGATTGTGGTAGTTGCTGTCAGTCTCGCCGAGCACTACGTCGGCCCGGTGCCTGATTTGAGCCGCCTGTGCCGGGGTCAATTTGCCCTTGGCAAGCTCTTCACTGTCCCGGGCCAGTGCATCGCGCGCGTGAGCCTTATTCTCAATTGGATACTGGCGCGTATCCGGCAGGCCGAAATCTTTCGACGGCAGCGCGTTGCGCGACTTGGCTTTTAATACACCCATGGCGGTCTCCCCCCCCCGAATTGAGCCGCCGTGTTTATCGCCGTTTCAGAAAACTCGCAACCGGCCATTTACCGTAAAAGAGCCGCGCTATCCCGGCCATTATCGCGAACACAGTCGGCCAGAATAAAAACCCCACAATAAGTTGCCAAAGAAGACACCAAGTTAGCGGACCACAATTTTCCATCTGTTCCTCACAGTGCGGCGGACAATGCTTCGTGACAGATTTTTATAACCTCTGGCGGCAAAACAGCGCCGACCTTTTCCGTAAGACTACACGCATCTTTCGTGTAATCGACATGATCTAAAAGCAGCCTCAATGCCTCGGCTGGTGTCACAGCTGTTTCCATATCAATCTCCCTGCCGTTGTTGGCGCATCAAGCGTCGACGTGAATTATCTCATAACCCCACGCCTTGCAAAGTGTGGTGTTGTGCGCGGCTTCAGTGGCGGCATCTTCGGTACTGAACTCGGCAATAGCGTCGCCGTCATTATCGACAATAGCGACAAGCTTTTTATTCGATGGATTGCGTGTTATCAAAACGTAGCCCATGTGCGGCCCTTTAGCGTCGAAAGCCAATTACGTTGCCATCGCCGTCGGCGCGCAGCGTGTGGACGCCCGCCCACTTTTCATCCTCATGTTTGCCGCGGCACATGACGACAAGTTCACCCTCATTTTTGAACACGCGGCACGGCCATCGGTTCGGGATGCACAGGAAGCTAGTGCCAGCGATTAGAATATCGCCGTCCTCAACTTCGTGCAATTGAACTGGTCGATACGCCGCCTCAATTGCTGGCTTGAAATGTTTCTCAAGCACTTCGAACATTCGCACGATGTCCGGGTCTTCGTGCCACTTGCGGTCAAGTGTAGCCACGTACGGACTTTCACATAAGATGCGATAGAGGTCGGAGCCTTTTCCGCTGTGCCATGCGAACGCAAACCAGAAAATCGCTTCCTCTGCTTTCGGCTCGCCCGCGAGCGCGAGCAGCATATCGTTATGTGAGATTGTCATCGGTTCCTTTTTTCGGTAAGAGGGGTTGCGTCATGAGATGCGGGCGTCGCGTCATCTCGTAGCAAAGATGCGCAATGCATGTGCCGTATTGCTCTGGCTTTATATTTGCGACCGTGCGCCAACCCGCGTGCTTGCGCAGCGAGCGCTCGGTTTGCTCTGGTGAGAACGCACGCATGTGCACAAGCACGACCTGCGCGAGATCGGCTTTCGTCCAACCGCCCGGCACTTTCGTGCTTGCGATCTCTGACGCTATTTGGAATTGAAAATGTTTCACGGCACGCCCCCGACTTTGTCGTTCTTGTGCCAGAATTATCCGCCGGAGACGGATGTCCCTCAAGAGGTCATCGAAAGTCGGCCAACCTGTATTTTGGTTCACAGGAACCACGCGCAGATGGCGAGCACAATAAGCGGCGCAGCAATGTAGAACAGCGCCTCTGCATACGCACGCTCGCGCACACGTGGGAGCCTGCGCTGCGAGGCGAGTACCATATTTCGACGCCGCTGCTCTTCTGGATTATTATCAAACGTGTTCATGTTTGGTCGAGCCTGTCCAATTCCAATGCCGCCGTTATCGACCTTGGCGGTTCGCCGGGGACCACTTTTGCGATGCTGAAAATCCGGTCACCGAAGTTCCGGTGCTTTTTGGCGAACGCCGTGGCTTCGCGCATTGTCGGAAATGTCCGCTCCCAACTTGGCATCGTCTCGCCGTAAACTACTCGGTATTTCATTGCAATGCCCTCAAGACTTTTTCGAGCGGCGGGAGCGTGATGTGATGGCCGACAAAGTCGGCGACGATGCCAGCACTAGCAGCCTCGAAAACAAGTAGCAAGGCTGCACATAAAACGACGCGCATTAGAGCACTTTCTGTTGCAGAGATGGCACGAGCGCCGTCGCGATTATGAGACCTGCGAGCACTATGAGGCACGTCATGTCACAGCACTCCGAAAAAGTGCAGCCACGGGATAGTGAAGCCGACCGCGAAGCCTGTCGCGGCTTGGATCACGTAGAGGGCTGCGAAAACCTTGAGAATGTTCATGACGGAGATACTACCCCCGGCCAGCCGGGCCGCAAAGCCCAAACTGGCCGCGCGGTTAATGCCGAGTTAACAAAGCAAAAGCCCGGGGCACGCTCATGCCCCGGGCTTCGTCACGCCCCGCTGGTTTACTGAGCTAGTTGCGTTCCCTTGCAATGCTGCCGGACGAAACGCGCCCGAACCTCGCCAGCCGTTTCAGGGAAATAGCTGTCGAGCATGTGAGGGTTTTTGCAGACCGCTTTGTCGGTATCGCGGCCGAGCTTTGCCATTGCCATCCCGCCTAAGAATGGCAGAAAGCAATTTCCGACGATAGAATAGGCTTCCTCGAATGAAAGCTCTTTATTCTCGCGCGCGGCCTTGACGGCCCCGCCCGCGATCAGAAATACAGCCGAACACCCGACTGCCGCGCCGACGTAGGCCGCCGCCGCTGAGCCGTGTCCGCCGCTACGGCCACCGGATGAATGATTGGTCGCCGCTGGCTTGCCGTGCGGGTGATGGCCATGTCCGTGACCGCCACCACCGCCGCCACCGCCACCCCCACCGCCACCGCCACCGCCACCGCCACCGCCGGGACTGCCGCCAGCGTTGCCTTGCGTGCCGCCGCTCCCTTGGCCGGGATTGCCCGGGCCGGTGTTTCCAATTCCGTTGCCGGAATTTCCGTTGCCTGTATTTCCGACGTTGCCGATGTTGCTGCCGGAGTTGCTCGGTGATCCGCCGCCCTGCCCGGGAGGCGTGCCGTTGCTACCAGAATTGCCGCCAGCGTTCGATCCACCGGCATTTGAGTTACTGCCGGAGTTTCCCCCGGCGTTACTACCCGACGGGGGCGCGGCGTATGCTGGCAAGGCGAGACTGATCGCCAGAGCCGACACCGTCGCGAGCTTCGCTAGTTTAATCATGTCCGAGTGTATCCTTTTTACAATGATGAAGTTACACGAGACATTTGGCAGCTTCAGAAATTTAATTCAAGCCGATTTTGCCGGTACGGTTAAAGCTGTGACCCTGTCAACCCATCGGCACGTGTGACGCTCAAGCCGAACACGATCTAGCTCACGGTCACGCAGTTGGATAGCGCGGTTCAACCGTAGCTCACTGCGGTACCAGCGGTGCAAGCTAAAAGAAAGCAACTTTATCCGTTTTAGATCGTCCATTTCGGATCGTCTTCCTTGAATTGCTCGGGAAGAAGTTTTGGCGCGGCCGATCCTTTATAGATCAGCGCCGGGAGCGGGCTTGCGATCTCTATCGGAAGCGGGACGCGCAACACCACGTAGCCATCGGGCCGCTGTACCCATTCTCCGAGAGCGATACTTTTACCTGCATCGTTTTCAACTTCGATAAAAGTAAGCTCCGAATTATGCTCATTGCTCTCGAAAACAAAATCTACAAATTTTGTCATTTGTTGCCCCATACTGGCGCGTTGCTGTCTGCTTTCAATCTGAGGTATTCGCGCCGCCCTTCGCGCCAGTCGTAGCCGAGCTTCGAAAACTTCTCGCGCAGCGCCTCGATAAAAACCCAGTGCACGCGCGCCGATGCGGACCACATGCCGCGCTTCTCAGGCACCGCGATTGCAATCTCGGCTGCGATCTTCTCGATTGGCGACAGATGCCGCGGCCCTACTGCGAACTGCCTATAATCAACTTGCTTGCGCGCACGCCATCCGGCATTGAACGCGTCCCGTGCGTTCTTGCCCTCGTCGCCCGCGGCGTATTGACCCCATGCCGCGTCGCGCTCGCTGTATTGTTTCCTGCTCATGTTGCCTCAAGCTCCGCGAGCGCCGCTTCGGCTTCTGCAAGTCGCTTTCTCTTTCCATCGATTGCATTGTCAGAGATGGCGCGGCTCTTCGGATCGCTCGCGCCTTTTATATGCCGCTCAAGGCTTCCTACTTGCGAGCGCAGTTTGTGCACCCTGCGCCGCGCTGTGTCTAGCTGAAGTCGTGCATCGCTTTCGACGCGCTCGGTCGCTTCGGCAATAAATTTCCTGTCAGGCTCGCGCGGATTGCACGCCAAGCAAAGGAACGCAGGAATGCTATCCGGGTCTGAATGATTTATCTTGCACATTGGGGGTTTCTTCGGTTTCGTCATAAACAAAGCCGCCCGGGTTGCCCCGGGCGGTTTCCCTGTTATTGATACTTGCCGATCTCAAGTTTGACCTGTGCATTGAGCCGTGCACCCAATTCGAGGTCACCTTCGCGCTGCGCACGGATCGCGCGCTTTTTCCATTCGAAGGCGTTACGGTAGGCTTGTGAGCGGGCAGCGGTCTGAGCTTCCGCCGCTCGATCCTGTCGTGCGTTATCAATCTGCATTCTGTGTCTCCCGTTTTTATTTGCACCGTGACCATAGCAAAGCCGCAGGTTCGATCAAGCCAAACTTGCGGCCAGAGTTAATCAATCCTTAAATGGATCGAACTCGCCTTCCCCCGCCATGACGACCGCGAACGGCCGCAGCACATGACGTACGATGATCGTATCTAAATGTTCGGCGAGCACTTCTGGTAGGCGGCGATATGCCATCGGGCTTTCATCGAGATCAGCACCAACCAACGTCACGCCGCGCCGCTGTAGCCATCCATCCATTTCATCTTTAGTGAAACGTCGCTTGGCTTCCTTGCGGCCGAACAAACGGCCCGCACCGTGCACTGTCGAGAAAAGCGCACGACGTGACCAATCGCTTTCGACGCCTTCAATAATCACAGCATCGTCGCCCATGCTGCCACCGACAAATCCTCGCTGTCCCGGAAATGCTGGCGTTGCGCCTTTGCGTACGACCCAAAGCTCGCGCCCGTTGTGCAATTCCCTCCACGCGTAGTTGTGATGATTGTGCACGCTGTCGAGAACTTCGCCGCCGACAATCTGTCGCACGTGTTCTACGACCCACTCGCGCCCGGCATAAGCGTAGCGCCCGGCAAGTTCCATCGCCGCAAGGTACCGCACGCCGATCTCACTGCTCTCGTCGACCACGGCGGGCGGCACGTGCATCCCATCTTTGCCGCCAGCCGCTTTGAGATATTTTGTTGCACTCGTGTGGCCGAGACCGCGTGATCCGAAGTGCACGCCGATCCAGACAAAGCCTAGCTCGTCGCGCATCAAGTCCACGTAGTGATTGCCTGAACCAACCGTGCCGAGTTGCGCCCGTGCTTTCGGTTTGTAGTCTTCCATGCCACTCGCGCGCCACGCCTCAACATCGTCGAACAATTCATGCTCAACTTTCGTTTCGTTGATGCGGCCGACACCGAACGAAATCTCGCTGGCGATATCGCGCGCAAACATCCCAATTTCATCGTTGGATATATCGAAGAAATTTCTGGCAAGCCTCACGGCCATGTTACCGCAGCCGATATCGAAGCCGACGCCTGAGATGCTGATTTGCTTATCATAGGCGATCACTCCGCCGACCGGCTGCGCGTAGCCAAGATGACCGTCGGCGCAAATCACCCCGCCGACCACATTGCCGACTGACATGCAATTCTTCATTTGCAGGATCGTGTTCTCGTCGTGGTCCTCACCGAAGATCGCCAACGGTGCGTTCGTGTATTCAGGCGCTTGATACGCGGGCATCGCTGCGATTTGCCCGGATGCTGCTTTCGCTTCGCGTGCGCTGTGCTCGTCGCGAGCGGCTTGCCGGAATGAGCACCACTGCGGAGCGCCGCGCCCGTCACCGACGCGCGCATCGGGGTCGAGACCTTTCTCTATCGCGATCTCACGCGCGCGAACTTGGTACAGATCAGGGCGGCGGGTCATGGTCTCTGACATTACTCGCACCCTTTGCGCTTCGCTTCCACGTCGATAATGTGCGGCGCGGCCGAACCGAGCGGTACTACAATTGTCGTGCCGCCATTCGCATCAGTGATCCCGATCACCTGTGCCGAGGCGTGCCCGAAAAAGAAAGCGAGGGCAAGTATCGCGACCGTAATCCAGAGCATCACTTTGAGGGGTGTGTCGAACATTTTTGCATTTCCTTTCTGAGTTGCGTAGTTAGAAACTTCCAGTGGCTGCCAGTGAGGGCACGCCGTCCCGAGCCACCCTAGTCGAGCACACGTGCATGCCGTGCCTCTCAAGCATGTCCCGTAATTGTCGCGCAGATAATTTCTCAACTCGTCCGGCGATGTTCTCTCTTCGGTTTTCGCAGGCGACATCGTATAGGTCTTTCACGTTTGATACCACACGCGGGAAGCCCGGCAGGAATGATGCAATGCGCGTGCCGCAGTTGCGCTGGAATATGCCCCACGAGACGCGCCCGGTCTTATGATCCATCCCTTCCCGAATGTAATATCCGGCGATCTCGCTATCGAGGCCCGGCGACAATAGACCGGATTTCTCTAAAACTTGGAACGGCAATCTGCCGCTCCGGGCGTATTCGCGAAGCTCGCCGATCCGCACTTCGACGCCGCACAGGATCGCGGCTGGCAGGTCTGTCTTCTTTTTAGGCTGGTAGTAGTTCTTGCGAGTTCGTTTGCATTCCACGCACACCTTGTCCGATGTGCTGCGTTTCGAGATGTGCCCGCGTACGCACGGCACGCCTGTGAAGTAGAAGCGGTAGTTTTTTAAGACCGCTTCAGACCAGCTGCATTGCGGCGCATCGAGTAGTTCACGCTTGAGACTTTCTTGTCGATCAATAATTGTTTGCGCGTGAATTGTCATTTGATGCGAACCCCTGCCCTTTGACGTTGAGGAAAATATATCCGGGAAAGCCTGCGGCGGTGTAGTGGTGAGACTGTCCCTTGCCTGAGTTGAAGTCAACGACTTCCCAAGCGCCGGGCGAGCCGCCAACGATACCGATGACGTGATCATGATGGCCGCCACCTATGCGTACGGCCGCGACGCCGACGCCCGGGCCACTAGCGCGACTGAACTCGTGTGGCCAGTTGCTCACCTTGTTCAATTCGGCACGCCAGATGCCCCAGTATTGCGCGAGACCGCACGCACAGAAAAGGCTACGCGGGCACCCGGCCGGGTGCGCAATCGTCCCCACATTGGCGACGCCTTGCATCGAGCGCGGGCTGGCGTGCGCCTTAGAGCCGAATATTTGAGCGAAGATTATCAGGATCGCAAGAACGACGAGATAGAAAACCGCTCGCGAGAGCGAGGTAGGCTTACGCTTTCCGCTTCTTCCTACGTTTAGCATTGGGTACCCCCCGTTTGCTGTTGCGTTTGGTAGTCGGTTTCACTTCGAACGGCATCTCCGCATAGACCTGCGCGTATGCTTTCGGCAGCGCGGCTGCAATGCGCCTCACGTTGTTAAAATTTTCGAGCGCGACAAACCATGCGTTGATGTTGGATTTCATTTCGGCGCAGACATTTTTATCATCAAGCGCAGCTGACATCCACCATCCGAGCTTTTCGCTCTCGTCGATCAGAGCCTGCGACGTATCGCCGGAGCCGATCACCGCAAGTTGCGCGGCATGCACGATCTCACGCAGCGGGGGAACGATTTGACACTCTGGCGTTTGGACGCGCGCTTCCATAGCAGCGTCGGCGCGGGCGAGCACTCGGATAAAACTGGGGTGCGTCATGCTGCGATGAACCTCTTCGTCACCGGGCATTGCGCGGCGCGGCTCTTGGCCGATTTGCAATTGTCGGACGCGGTTGCCCATGACAGATTTGTCCGGACATTGTTGAGACTGTCGCCGTCGCCGTGATCCCCGATGTGATGCTCGTAGGAAGGCTGTCCAGCGTGCATACGATCTATCAGAATTTCTTTGTGCAGGAAGAGCGTGACTTGCCGGTGTTCGGAACGGATGCGGGTGTTACGTGTCGCGTAGTATTTCTTTTTGCGCTTATCCATCGTGAACCGCCAGCGCCACTGACAGGCCCACTCGTAATCCTCTACGCTCACGCGTGTGAATATCGCGATGCCGTTGTGCTCGCCTAGATAGATTGAGCGGCCGTAGACCGTCGCCAGCACGCGCGAAAAATCGCAATCGCCGGGCCCGAGAATATTATTGTCCATGAACCCCCCGGTTCAAATTTTGGTAAGAGTTTAAGCGTGGTTTTCGATTGATCCGCCGTAACCGAGCGCATCGGCCCCGGTCTGATAGTCTGAATAAGCGTCTAGCAGCATTTGCAGCTTTGCCCAGTCTCGATTGCCAGCGTTGATTTCATCGATCAAAGCAGCTTTTGCGGCTTTGGCACAGGCGAGAAGTTTCTCGCACGACATGCTCACTGCGCTCGTAGGAATTTTATTTTGCGCCATTTTTAAGCCTCTACAACTGGTTTGCGAATATCGGCGCGCCACGCGCTCTTGGGCACGAAATTCCAACCGTCTTGAGTTAGCTGATCAGCCTCTGCGTTCGTGACGCGCCGAACGTCGCCCGTGGTCAGGTTGCGCACGCATTTGCTCTTGCTTTCGCGCGGAACGTGATTGCCTCTATTCGGCATGCGGTGTGCCGTTCAAGACATCTGCGACGAGCGCAGCCTGCTCGCGGACGGTTATGAGGCCCATGCGATTTGGTTCGGTCTCGTGCACTGTCAAGAACAATTCATCGAGAGCGAAAACCTGATTATCGCGTGCAGAGTACGTCATCTTTGCTTTCCCTTCCTCGTGTACCGTTTCTTATTTCGCACGACGCGCTGCCGGTACTTCGGTGACCTCAAATCTTTTTTGATCGCCGAGCGTTTCATATCCAGCCGAGTTGCAGAGCGAGGCTAGTCAGGTACGATGCGAACAGCGCGAATATCAAAATAGTTTCGAACCACCATAGCGCACCCATTACAACGCGCCCCTCAGCGCCTGAACATGCGATTGCGAATGCCTGTCCGTCGGGTGAACTTCAAGGTGCTTTTCGAGCGCAGCAATTTTCCGAGCGGTCACGCCTTTATTTTTCGAGGCGCACGTGTTTTTCTTGACACCGTCGCCGCGGTACGCGCGCGGATGAATGCTTTCCTGCTTTGTTGGCCTAGACGCGCTCACGGACTGCCCTTTCGAGTTGATAAATATTCTGCGCTTCGTCTGCGAGAACTTTTGCGTACAGGCCAGCAATAGCGCGCAACTCAGGAATACTCAAGTCGGGAATTGTTTTTAGGTTACCGCGGCTTGAACACGGCCAGCCGTTTTTCTCCATGTAGACCGCGCGCTCTTCGTCACTCACGTGCATTCGCATACCGCAGTACGGCGCGCCCAGTGCAGGTGATGTGCTGATCTTCCGTCTAGTTGTCACTGACAACCTCCACAAAGCCTTCGTGGTCCTTGGCGAGCAATAGTTTCGCGATCCTCTTCGCTGCCTTTTCGGTCGAGACTTTGATGTGCCGCACGTGAGTGCAGTCGTCACCGATCTCGGTCCAGACCACGACGTATGGGAGACCCGTGCTCATTTATATAACGTGACCAAGCGCGGCGGCGCAGGTGGCGACCCAACCTTTGCCGTAACGCGCACGACTGCAAAAGTCGGCTGCGGCCCGTCTGCATCCCGTTTTAGTTTATCCATTGTCCACGGGGGAATGTTCTCTTTGCCGCCGTAGTGGCGGGTCAACCATTCCAATTTCGCGCTTCCTTTATGAAGCGTGCTTGCGTGCTCGATAGCTTCCGCTTCAGTTTCGAACCACGAGCGGTTGACCGAGGTTGCCGCAATTACGCAGAAAGGTTTTTCAAGCTTGGTGCGCGTCTTGTAGTGGCGCTTTTTCCGGCCGCGTCGTTTCATTTGAACCTCTTTGGGGTTGATGATGGCCCGACAAAAAACTTGTCAGGCGCTGGCACTTCGGCGCGCGGATCAGCCGGACACCACTGCGTGCGCTTATTGCATTCGACCGTCTCGCAGCGGACGAGAACAGCGAGCACGAAGGCAAGGGCGGCGCATAGCGTGAGGATGCGAAGAAATTTTCCGAGCGGACGGCGGAGCCGGACCGGATCAATAGGGCGCGGGTGCCCGTAATCGTCGTAGCGTTCTGCCCCCCGGTTTTTCATGCTTGCTCGTCTAACTTGCCTGTCCGCGGTCTGTCAAGGCATCTGGGGATACATCGTTAATAGCTGCGCGAAGCGCGATTAAAATTTTCAGCATAGGACTTATTTCCCTGTGGGCGTGAACTTCGCAATCAGCGCATCGCACATCTCGGCTTCCCATTGCGCGCCGTGCGGCGAGAAGTTCTTTTTCCATGAGCCGAGCACGCTCACGAGATAGAGACGTTCGTACAGAGACAAGCCGATAAACACGTCGTCTTTCGACTTGAGCGCGTTTGTCATTTAGCTATGCCGACCTTCTGACCATTGCGGTGTTGCCGCATGTCGCCGATCTCGTACCGCGCCTTCGCTTCGAGCGCTGCGTCTTCGGTTGCGTGTTGACTGACCTTGACCCCGCCGCGACCATTGTGCGGCCGTTCCCATACCGCGAACATTGCAGGCCAGTCTTCGCCGTTGTCGCATGACATCGGCGCTTGTCGGATGATGATGTACAGGCTGCTCATTGGGTTACCTTCCCTTCGAAATACCTTTTTCCTGTAGGGACCACTTCTTCGAGAAGCATCCACGGGCCGCCATTCTTCGCATACCAAACCGGCCCGGACAAATCCACAGCGATGCTGAGGGCCTCGCCACCAAGGATGCCGAGATTGCTTGCAGGGATCGCCGCAGGGATTGCCGCGGCGGTAAGCACCGCGGCCGATCCGAGCAGGAAGGCGCGCCTATTCATTGACATTCATCCCATGCTGCACGGCCCAATATTCCGCGGCGGCGATAGCGTACTCGCGCGTCATGTATGAGATTTTATTTCCGAAGCGGTTGGCAATCGTGAGCCAGTAGCCGTCGGCCCAGTCATTGCGCCGCACCTGAGCGTAGAACGCCTCTTGACCACCGTGCGGCGACGCCTTGACTGCTTTGAACTGATATCGGGCCGGGCTACTGTTCACGAAAACCTCACTACGACCGTGCTAGTCGTGTCGCTGCATGACGCGGTGCAGACGCGTTCGAAATCACCGCGCGGCGGAGTAGCCCAAGCATGGCGTACGATGCAATCTCTCTCGCGATTGCGAAATACGCAGTAGCTGTCGACATCCTGTCGAGCGCGCTCGATGGCGCGGCCGACGGCCTCGTTCAGTGTGTAAGTTGTCGCCATTATTTCCTCGCAGCCTTTCTTGCCTCCGGGTCCGCCGTCAGCCACCAATCGGTCAACTCCGCAATCGCGAAGTCAAGAGCTTCGACATCGCGCAAGTAACTCACGACGGCCATCGCCTCACGACGTTGAGTAAATCGTCGCCGCCTGTTATGCCGCTGCGCAGCCTTCGCCGCTTCGGCGGAGATGTTGCGAAGCTTTGTCAGGTGTATGATGGCCGCTTCGTGCGTCAGCATGTTACTCGCTCCGATCCAGATAATCGCTGATCCATTGTAATAGTTTGACATCGGACATCTCGTTTATGCGATCATCATTTGCTTGCTTAATATTCGACCGCGGCCGGTACTGGCGCTCGATGTGGTATCTCACGTAGTCGTACAGCGTCATACGTGCCCCCGGTCAAATAGCCAGTACACCCATTCCCAGTATCGGTTTATCAACACCCCGACCCATGGGGCAACAATGACAGCCGCCACACCAATCGCCACGTTAAGTGTGAGCAGCTTGAGATATTCTTTCCATCGTGGAATTGTCATCCACCGGGGAGCTATCATTCACAAAGCTCCGATTTTTTTGACGTACTCGACTACCTGATCGGCGGGCAGTGTGAAAATGTGCTTGCTGATCTCTTGGGCGTTGAACGGCCACGGGCCGGTCTGCGTCGTGCACTCGATAGTCGGGATGTCGCCCTCTTTCCCGCGCACGATGTAGATGTACTCGCACCAATCATTGATCTCGCCGCCGGTCCTTTCGATATAGGTGCCGCCGATGCCATCCTTCAGTCCGGCAATGACGGATGCGGCGAGACAACCCATGCCGTTGGCTTGCTGCTCACGCGGATAGCTCTTGCCTGCGGCACTCGTCATTGAGCCGCTATAGCCGTTGACAATCAATCGGTCGCAAAGTTCGGCGAGTTCGTACCCATGGCCGGATGGGTATCCGTCATTCTGCCGGTAGATGCGGCAAAGCTCGTCATTATTGTGCATAATGATTGTCAGAGATCGCGTGCCCATAAAGCGCTCCTATGTCCCCGAATTAAAGACGGACGGGAAGTTGCAACTCCCCGCCCGTCCGGTCATGCTCGTGTCAAACGGGGGACGTATTGTCACGAGCACGGCACTCATAGTGCGCTCACTTCAGTCACGTCCGGCTGAAAGCCGCACGCGAGCGCAATCGTATTTGCATAAACCGTCGCGCTCAATCGCGTCGGAAAATCTTTTGGCTCGAAGCCCGCGCTGAGCATCGCCTCGAATTGCTCGCGCTCTATCGCGGCGTACGAATTAAATTCCGCAAGCTTCTGCCGCGCTGTCGCTTGCGGGTTCTCTTGCTCCCACGTGAGAGCATGCAACGTCGCCGCGCGTACTGAGACACGATAGACAATCATTCGCGGAACGCCTTCGAGCCCATGACTTTCATCTGCACAAGGCAGTCGCCGCAGTTGACCGCAGGCGGTTGCGCCGTCGTGCACACGATCTCACTCGTCTTGGCGCACTTCGGGCACATGACATAAAAACGTGTCAGCCGTTCGCTCATGGTTCAATCTCCCGGCGGCGCGATGTGCCAGTGCAGGATCACGAGCGCTTCGTAGTCGTCTGCCAACATGAGCGTGCGAAGCTCGTCATCCGTCTTCGTGTGGTAAGCGTGGCCCGGCAGCGGGTTCTTGCGATACATTTTGCTCATGGTCCGCATTCCCAATACTGCCAATCGTCGGGAGCCGACTTGCTCCAAAGGGCGAGCACTTCGAGAAAGACGAGGCGGTCCGGTGTTCGCACCGGGTGCTTGCTCTCGGTCCCCGCCATCTTGATGTGCCGCCGCCGATAGTAGAACGTCGGCCACCAATCCGGAATGTTTTCGGCCATGACGGTCGGCGAGTAGAAGCCCGGGGCTCGTGCGAAGCGCCCGACTTCGGCGCGACCTTCGTAAGCGCTCGCGCGCCGACGTGCAATTTCTTCGGGCGTCATGTTTCTTAGATCAGTCATGACCGCGCTCTCACGTTCGCGCCGCATTCGCAAGCCGCGATGAACCTGCCCCGCTGGAATTGTCCATTATCGCGAGCGAAGGCGTCGGCCAGTTCATTGACGACAACGTTGATCGCTTCGGGATGCTGCGCGGTGTGGATGCAAGCGTCGCCGCGCGCCTCTTGAATTGCCTCAGCGATTTTTTCGTAATGACGTTTCTGGAATGCCGGGTTACTCACGCGCGCCTCCCGCCGCTCTCGACACGCTGCAAGACCCGGATCGTTCGCAGCGGCAGCGAATAAATCTCACTGCCAAGCAATGACACGGGCGCAGTCGTGCCGACATTATGTGCGTAGCCGTAAGGCCGCGAGAGCTTGGCGTCGCCATTGGTATTGAAACCAAGGATGATAGCGTCGCCGAACGCGGTATCCACTTCTGGCAGGACGCGGATCACGTCGCCAGCTGCAAATTCCTCGAAGCGCTCAAGGTGAAAGCTCATGACGTGCGCCCACGGTTCAAAGTATTGCAGTGCGCGTTCGCACTCGCCTGCGCAGAGGGGCGCGAACTTATGGTTGGCACTCCGTAGCGATAGATCGCCACGCGCCGACCGGTGGCGTGCTCGATCACGTAATACTCGCGCCGCTCATAGTCTGCCTGCACGTAGTGCGTCGGCATCGGTTGTCTCCCGTTCATGATGCCAAACTACACGCGGCCGGGAAGGTTGCAAGCTGGATCACGGAACTTGGTGAATTTCGAGTTAACAGGCAGGGGCCCGGCAGGCGGAACGGACAGCGAACTTTATTTGTCAACGTCTTTTTTATTTTTTCGATTTTAAGGTGAAAAATTGGGAGAGAGTGAGCACAGAAGCACACACCACGTTTTTGCAAATCATTCCGAATTGGAACCCTACCCCATAGCTCGTGACCGGCCGTTAAGGTTAACGCCGGGGCACCAACCTTCGAGCGGCATGCTTAATAGTTAACGTTAATGCACATGATGAATGGAGATAGTTAAGGAACATGGTTAACAACTGGTGTGGAACTTGATACGTTAACCCTACTAATTAATGTTAATGCACGCATCTACCACAGTTAGTAGTGTGGACATCTGTCAACACACTATTGGTAGTAGGCATTAACCCTACGAATTAACGTTAACAGCACCTACTCGGCCGCGTTAGGGTTAATGAACATGGTTAATGCAGCAGTATCAATGCGTTAACGTTAATTATTTACCATGATGCGGTCGGAACGTTAACCATCTAAGCCATTGAGATCACTCGATATTAACCATGCAGAAGTGGCTGCGGTTCTAGGCGTCACTTAGCAGTGCTTAATGCAGAAAGCCCTTGCGGCACAGGGACTTCTTGTATATGCTCGAAAAGCACTGCGGCAGTGCGATTAGTTGCGCTGCAACAGCAAGAAACCCTTATAAAATGGGCACTTTTGGTGCAATGAAGAAAGTCGCTGCGGCACAGGCACTTCTCGCGTTCGAATGCAAGAAACCCTTGGTACGTGCGCGTATTTTGCAAAGCGAAAATTAAAAAACGCGCCCAAAAGACCGCATTTTCAAGGCGGTAGCCCGACCATCACTTACAGGGGCGCGTCTGCCTCACTGCCTCGTGCCTCAGTACGTCGGACATTGCTAATACTATCTTTCTCTCTTAAAGAGTTAAATAATACTGAGGCACTGAGGCAAGGGCACTAAAGTGACTGTGAGAGTAGGATGATATGTGCCTCACTACATCTGAGGCAGGACCGAGGCAGACTGAGGCAAGCCTGCGCCCCGCCTACTCGGCTTCGTTGCCGAAATCGTCAACGGCCGCAGTGACTTCCTGCGCTTTCGAGCGGTCGCGTTGCGCTTCGTACACCTTCGCCCGCTCGCGCGGATCGACGTTATTTAGGATGGAAAACGATCCGCTAAGTGCCCATAAACGCACCTTTTCTCCATTCGAAAGTCGACATTGATCTGGCCATGTCTGACCCTTGGCGAACCTTTTGAGGCATTCCATGATCCGCTTTTGCAGCCGGATGCCGCCGTTGCCGCGCGTGACATAGGTCGGCAAATTTGCTATCACGTCGCCGACGGTGACTAGTTTCCATGACAGCGGCGGCACACCGAGATTGTCCTTGAACCACGTCTCAAGATCACCATGCCCGGCCTCGATCATGTCCTGCTTGGCATTAGTGAGGGGCGCTCGCGCTTGACCATTATAGGCCCCGAGATCGCGCGACCCGAGTTGCGCGGCGATAGCGGCCAGCGCGGCTTTGTCTTCGAGCGTCGCGTAGAGATCGACGTAGTACCCTGTGTCCTTGCGCTCGGCTGGCGTCCGGACTACGAGGTAGCGACGGTCGCTGTCATCCATCGACATCGCGTCGTCGCGGTTTGTGAAGCCAAGCCACGCGATATAATCGCGCATCCGGAAGTGCGGCACGTTCTTTTCATTGATCGTGATCCATTCCTGCGTGATCATGTCGTGCAGGGCTCTGGCAACGTCATTGCGGCCTGCCTGACGCACTTCCTCGATCACGATCAGCTTGGTGTGCTTGGCCCATCCGTTGAACGAGCTTTTCGTGATCTCGTCGCGCAATTGCGTGACGTTGTGGTGGCCGAGGATCGCGCCGAACACGTCGCCGATAAAGCTTTTCCCGGTTCCTTGCTGTTCGCCCTGTATAATCAGCATGTGCTTGGGTTTCTTGCCCGGGTTTTGGTAGACCCACGCAAGCCAATTGAGCACATGCGCCCGATCAGCTTCGTCCGGGAACAGGAACGCTAGATGCTCGTTCCAAGTCGATGTATCGCCCGCGGTCGGCACGATAGCCCCCGGCCGATACAAGTTGTAGCTGGCGCATTCAAGCTCGCCCGAACCCGGCTCGTAGCAATAGCTGTCGAATTTGCGGATCGAATTGGCATTGCTCTTGAGCAATTTGGTGCTGATCGGCCCTTGCTTCGTCGTGTAAGCGTAACGCGCGTTAAAAGCCTTGGTAGACAGCGTGAAACTGTCTTTCCTGCGCACGAATTGTTCTTGCTGTGCGATGTAGACCCACTCGTCGGCGAGCATCGCAGGGGTGTAGCGCTTTTCAGGCTTGCGGCCTTTGACCTTGTCGCGCGCTTTCTTGTCGTCGGCGATGACTTCAGCAACTGCGGGCTTCAATTCCGGCAGCGTGCCAATGTACGGGCTGTCAGCAAAATCGGCTTCGGCGGTCGATGCGCCCGGCGCTTTCAAATTGGCATACGCATAAGCGTTCGCGACTTTCTTCGCCAGACCGTGATCGCCGTCAATATCCCAAAGCGGATCGCAGATGCCGAGAATATTGTAATGGTCCGACATCAATTCGAGCGCACGCTCTTCGCTGATCCCGTGGTCACGTAGCGTCATTGCGACTTTGAGCGTTGTGCTCTCGCCGCCTTGACCTTCAATCGCGGGCGGCGCGTCGTTCTTGAGATAGTGGATAGCCCATTCGACGTTGTGTGCTTGATCGAGATCGACAACGGCGAGCGCGGTTTCGTTTGCGTCGCGCTCGCGCGGCGCGCCCAATAAGTCATAAAACCACTGTGGCGCAGGCACAACTTGCATTGCGCCTTCCTCTTCGTATTTGGTGCCGTCTTCCAATTCGCAGCCGGGCAGCAAAACATAGTTCGGACTATCGATGTCGAGACCGAAGCCGTCCTTGCCGAGCGCGAACACGTGCTCGCCAGCGTAATGCAGATGGTAACCGCCCGATGGCGTCTTGACGCGCATCGTTTCAGGCCAGCCGTACTCAAGATCGTGCATATTGTAGGTATCTTGCCCGACGTTGCCGGGCCTGCGGTCAATGTCGACGACGAGGCGCTTAGACTTTTTGAGCGCGAGGCCCCATGAGCAATTGGGCCACTTGGCGGACCAGACTTTGATTTGATCGGTATCGTTGCTCGCCGCGTTAAGGTTATCCTTGATCAGCGGTGGCGTTTTCTTTTTGGCCTTGATAGGGAATATGTAGCAGTCGGGATTGAGATCGAGAAAGTCGAGCGCGATATCGAGTGATGTCATGTGTCCCCCCGGACTGAAATCGAAATGCACCTGTACGCGAAGAATTTTTTTTTAGCAAGACTTGACAGTGCTGCCGACTTTTCCGTAGACCCTGTCCTCATGCAGACACACAACTGGAAGTCTCTCACTTTCTTGTTCGCCTGTTGGGCCGTGCTCGTCATCGCTGTCTTATACAGCATGCCGCAGAACAAACATGTCGCAACACCGAACCCGCTCCCGAGCGTGCGGTACGAAATCAGTCACGGTGTCTTGCCAGCAATCAAACAAATCGAAACGAAAATTGCAGACGACGATGAAAGTCGCTGCGACACACCCGGCCGCTATGATGCGATGCGTGCGGGCGCAAACTGTTCACAGGTGACCGACGATGCTCCAAAATCTGATCCGGCGGTTGCGCCGCTTCCGGTACCGAAGAAGTTTGCAGCGCTACTGCATAAAAAAACTCACAAGAAATCAGGAGCATTACACCGGAGCAAGCCTGACAATCATAAGCACGGAGGAAGCTCACACCATTCTGGCGGCGGACATGGAAGCCCTCCGCCGTCACCTGACAACGGTGGCGGCACTAGCTCCGCAGGCTCAGGGAGTGGTAGTTTTCCCGCGCCACCTTTTTCTGCCGCCTTTGGGGCGTTCGGATGACACACCGACATCCGAGATCGACAAAGAACGTTATAAAGCGTACCCGGGTAAAGGCTAAACCTCGCGGCTCGTTCGCAATGACGCAGGTCACCGGCATTCGTCGCGAGATGGTGGATAACCTAACTGGCATCAAACATGCCGGACCGCTGCTCGTACTCAGTGCAAAACTTCTGCCATTCAAGTGGCACGAGTACACCGAGTTTGATAAATTGTCGGCGCAAGCGTGCTCACAAAGCCAGATGGAGCGCATTCGCGGTCGGCTCGCCCTCACTGAGTTCGAAAAGAAACACGGCAAGAGCAAATGCGCGGCGCTTTACGATTATATTTGTGCGCGCGATGTTGCAAAGCGGCTAGGGTTATGAGAAAGCCGCGGCGTCACGAGGGGCTACGTTCACCCATGCGCGACTTCGCAACGATCATGACGTTCGACCAAATTTCCGATCAGATTGCGTGCAGCCGCATCTTGACGCGCGGTACCAAGCCGCCGACGTTCTTGGGCGACGAGATTGAGTACAATGGTAAAGTCCTCACGGCAAAAAAGTTTCGACAAATAGTTCTCACGCGCATCCGCATGAAAATGTTGGACGATCTCATAAAGGCGCAGCCATCATGAGCACTCGTATTCGTGAAACGCTTTGGCTCGTGCGCGAGCTTCAATTGTTCCAAGCCCAGTGTCATGACCAGAAAGCCGACGAACACGCACTGCTGTGTGCGAAAGCGCGCGAAGACGCCCTGACATGCCGCGCGCGTGCCTTTAATCTTCAGGAAGCTGCGCGGATAGTTGCGCTCGCCGATGGTGCAGAAGCGGAGCAAGGTCGATGAACAGGATTGTGATTATCGTCTGCGGGCTCGTGGCGCTCGTGGCGCTGTCGACCGCGTTTCTGGTCGTGCAACCTGAAATGCCAATAATCCATTTCCCCGGGCTCGTGCCGTTGACTATGTTGGCTTGTCTCGGCGCGATATTTTGGGCGGCAAGCAAAAGGTAGACGACATGAGCACGCCATTCAAACTGACCAAAAAAGAAATTAACGCGCTCCGATGGCTGCGCGACAATCTTCGCCGCGGCACAATCAAGCACACCCCGTCTTTTCAGGGCTGGACAAGAGGTCTCAGGATAAAGACGCGACTGTCTTTTACGCGCTATTTCAATATGGGCTACTGGGCCTCACGTGACGGTTGCGGCGCGGTGTGTTGCATCGGCGGGTGGGTCGAAGGGCGACTAAAGCAAACTCTGCGCCCGAGTTTTTTCGAGCATGCACATTTGCTCTTCTATCCTGACAACATTATGAACTATAATAAGGTCACGCCAAAGCAGGCCGCCCGCGCGATTGACAACTACCTGAAGCACGGCGAGCCGCGATGGAAGACCGATGGAGAGGGCATATGATCTTACGCGACGGCGAAAGAGACCCAAGCTCAAGTCGCTATCAGGATTGGTTAGCGCACCGCTACGGCAGCATTGAGACGCTGTTATCGTTTTGGCCTTGGCTCTGGGTGCCGTCGCGCTATGCTAGTTTAATCCCAGTTGTGTTCGCATTTTCTTATGCGGCATTCTTAGTTGGGATACTGATGCAAGCGATGTTTTGCCGATGACAAATCGCAGGCGAAATATCTTGGCGCATGGCATTGTGATGGCGGTCGCCCTTGTGGTTTTGCTGTGGACCGCGACACCCACAATTCATGAGGCGGTGCCTCTTTGGGTGATTGTCGATCTTCTGGTCGGGCAGTTTGTTCTTGCGAGCGCGCTGCTATCGGCGGCGTTGATAAAATGACATACAAACTTCAAATCCGCAGTAACTTGCGCGGCTATCGCTACGTCGCGACATTGAGCAAAGCCGGAAAACTTTTGCACGTCTGCGCAGGCTGCCGCTGGTGGGAAAATTTCAGAGAGGCTCGACTGCATTATAGCGGTACGCAGGGCCATAGAACATGGCGAGATGACTATGTCGCAAAGGCGAACTTAGCTTTCCACAATAACGGGCCGGAGCGGCAGTTCGCATTTCGATTTGAAGCACGCGAAATTCTGAATAACCTCGAAGATCGTGTGATACGATTTCAGAAGGGCCTCAAGACGCGACGGCGCGCGCTTCGAAAGAGGCAGAGATCATGAAAGACATGATGTACGCGTTGCGGTACTGGCTCGCCGAACGCAACATCCCGGCGGAGGGCCTCAGCGTCGAGATCACATTTCGGGATCACGCAACAGCGTGCCGCGCATTCGAGCACCTGAAACTGGATATGCGACAAGAGGGCGTTGTGGAGCATCCCGGTTCACTGGGCAGCAACTTTTGCACGCTGTATGATACACCGCTGCGCTTCAAAGGGCCGACGCCCGAATTAAAACTGACGCGGTGTATATTCTGTCATAGGGACGTGAGCTATCCGTGCTCTCCTTGGTTCGCCACGGTCTGCCGAAATTGTACCGAACAAAGATAAAAAATATTTCGAGGATGCTTGACGAAACGAATTTAGTTTTGCTACCACCAATCACTGACTGAATACCAAACGGGGGGACGTAATGTCTGACAAGTTAGCAGAAGTTCTTATTGCAGCGGCGCACGGGATTGCCGCGGTACACGGCGTAGCGAAAGCTGCCGTCGCGGGTGCTGCGAAGACTGTCGCCACTGCCGCGAGCACGGCACAAACTACCAAGCCAGCGACGACGAAGCCTGCGGCCACTTCGGCCGCGAGACCCACGGCTGCCAAGCCAACGGTTGCGAAGCCAGCCGCGCCGCCACCGGCAAAGGTCGGCAAGTACAGCTACGAACAAGTGCGAAATCTAATTCGTGCGGTTGCTACCAATGATGCGCTCGGAAAGCAGGAAGCGTCTGCGATCCTCGAAGAAGAGGCCAGCGTGCAGCAAATCTCTCAGGTCAAGCCAGCCGACTATGACAAGGTTGCCGAAGCGTGCAACACAGCGCTCGCGGGCGTCGGCGGTCAAACTGAAAATGAAGCGGTCCCGGCGGAAGAGTTCGATCCGACGGCCTAATTACGGGGAAAAGTCCTTCGGGGGGTTTTTCATCACACTGAGTTAGAGGCGGTCGCGATATTTGTTGCTTCGGCGACAGTACGATCTCGACGTTACGCACAGCGCGCCTCTAAATTTATCTGGCGGTCTCCCCGCCTGATAGCTTGACCGTGCGCGGCACTCCACCCGGCCTGCCGCGCACGGTCGGGCACTACAGATAGAAAAGGGATGTGCCTGATATGACAACGAAAATCACCATTCGAAACGAGGCAGACAGCAACGGCGATGTGAATTATCGCGGCACCTGCCTTTCGAGCGGCGGCCCAGAGGGAGTTCTTTTCCCGGGCAGCGAGATCACTTTGTGGATCACCACAAGCTCGGCGCTGTTCATCACCGAAACATGGCCGACCAAGAAGCCAGTGGTCGAGCAGAGCCCTCCAAATGGCTGAACATCTGCGCATCGCAAGCATTGTTGGCAGCACCTTTTACCCGGGCGCTGGCAATCTGATCGGCAGACTGCGTAACGGTAGTCCGCTGATCCTGCGACGCCAGCCGGAGAACAAATACGACAAGAACGCCATCGCAATTAACTGGGGCAACCGCATCATCGGCCACGTGCCGCGCGGTCTCGCCGCAGAGCTTGCGCCGCTCATGGATGCAGGCACCGAAATCAAAGTTATGAAACATGGTCAAGCATGGGGCGTTGTGCGCCTCGACTGGCGAACATGGGAGACAGCAAATGCCGAAAGCAACACGTGAGGAAGTATTCGCCGCATTGAGTAGCGAGCGAAACTATCAGGACGCATTGCGCGAGAGCGCTGGCGGAACAAATCCCGGAGATACGAATGCAGAGCACGAGCTTGCTGCGTACCTGCTCTACATGAAAGTGTATCTTGATCGCGCGATCCTCACTAGCTCGACCGATCGGTCGCCAGCGTGCGATGCGCGGACACTCGAAAGTGTACGCAAGGTTGGTGCGCTCGCGGTCGCCGCGATGGAAATTCACGGCGCGCCGCGCCGCGAGATCATGCCGACGAATGACACGCTAGAAATCCACGGTTTCGGTCAACCGACAGGACCAGTATAATGGTAATCGACGGACCACTATTCCGGGAAGGTCAGGATGCGTACGCGGCAGGCATGCACCTTCCTGCCGTTGTTGAGCGCACCGTGTTTCTTGTCAATGAGAACGGCGACAGTGACGGGCCTTCCCAAAGCTTCGTGCTCGGATTTCTGCAAGGGGTGCTCGAAAACATCCGCGCGCTTCCGAAGGCAACGTGATGCACTGGCAGCAATACACGATACTCGCGGTCTTCGCTCTCGGCGTGTTCTATGAGCTATGGCAGATGAACGGCGCGGTTTACGCAAGCACGCTGCGCAGTCATTTGATCAACCTTGCCGCCCTGATCGCCGTGCAGTTTGTTTTGTGGAGTGGCGGCTTCTATCCAAATTGGTAAAGTGACAGGGGACGGGGGATGACGGTTATCACGTACCGACACGGCATCATGGCCTGCGACAGTTGTTGGGCCACGTCGGAAGGGTTGCAGGAAATCTCTCTGACGAAAATCCGGCGTCTCAAGTCGGGCGCGTTGCTCGGCGGCGCTGGCGAAGGCGACAGCCGCGACGTGGAATTGTTGCTAGAGAACGTAAAGCACGAGAAAGATTTGCCGTTGCGTTCGAAGCTGCAAGAGTTGCGGCTCGACTGGACCGGCTTGCTCGTGCTGCCGAACGGCCACATTTTCACGGTCGCCACGTCCGATACCCCGGATAAGAAAGACGCGGAGATTGGCGTATGTGTTTTCAATCGCGGATTTGCTGCGGTCGGGACAGGCGCAGAGATCGCTATAGGCGCGATGGCAGCGGGCAAGACAGCCTATGAGGCCGCCCGAATTGTTTGCGACTGGGATATTCACTGCCGCGCGCCAATCCACGCCGTCGCGCTTCGGTACCCTCCAAAACAGAGGAAGGCGAAGCGATGACCGACAAAGTGGTCTGGCTCAACAATCACGGCGGTTGCTTTCCGTTCACCTATGGGTTTTGCCCCAACGAACGCGCGTACAAGCGCGCGGTTAAAAAGCTTGGCATACAAAATCCACCGCCGTACCCGAAGACGGACGGCACCACGATGGAATTAGCTCGCGGCGATGACGAAAAGCTCGCGCTCGTGTTTATTGGGGCGGACGATCTCAAAAGTTCGCCGCTCGCCATATTCGCATTGCTCGTGCACGAGGCTACGCACGTGTTCGATCTTCTGTGCGTGTCGATGGGTGAGCGCGACCCGTCCGCCGAATTCAAGGCTTACACTGTTCAGATGTTCGCCTTCTTATTGATTGGAGCTTACATCCGCACGCGGCGGCCGAAGCTGACAAACCTTTTGGTGACGCCATGACAATCCGCTGCATTGGCGGCCCTTGCCACGGGATCGGGATGACGGACTGCGGCAGCGACGCATTCCCTGTCAAGTATAACGGCACGGTGAGCGTCTACTCCGGTCTGGTTGACAAGGTGAGCGAAACGCACACGCGCCACCACTACACAAAACGCAGAGTGGTTTCGTGTGGCTCGGTTATCTACTTTTACGCCCCATTAGAGTGGTCCGACTTTGATGCACTAATGGTGGCGCTCACATGAAAAAATTTCTGCCGTTCCTCTTCATCGCGCTGTTGCAGTTCACCGACATGGCGGGCAGGCCGGTCTACATCGCGCCATCGCAAGTCGCCGACGTGTCACTGTCATATAATTCGAAGCAGCCGAACGCCACGCAGATACGCACGTCCGGGGGGATGTATCTCGTGCAAGAAGACCCCGCGGCGGTAGCAAAGGCGATCCGCGATGCTAAATAATTTTCATCTCACATCATGGATCGCCGTGTTCGTCGGGCTTGTCGTGCTCGACATCATTTGGGTCGGCTACACCAAGTCGCTGCAAAAGCACACGCCGGTCAAGTCCGGCCTGTGGGCCGCCATCATGATAACCGTCTCAGGTTTCGTCACGATCAGTTACGTCGGGGACCACTCACTGCTTATCCCTGCCGCAGCTGGCGCGTTCGTAGGCACGTGGAGTGGGGCGAACGCGCATTCTTATTTTGCGAAAATCTTCGGGGTCAAATCATGATCCACAATCTCGCGGTCTGGGCCATCCTGATCCTCTTTAGCCTGCATGTGCTCATAGTCGGTTACATGGCAACGTTGCCGAAGATGCGGCATTCGGCGTACGTGCTTGCGTGGGTCACACTTGCCGCGTTCGGCGCTGGCCTTGTGGTGTCGACATGGCTCTGATCCACTACCTCGACGGAGACAGCGACGTGATGCATGCGGGCGACTTGCTTCAACTTGTCAACGTCGGTGGCGCGCGCGTCGGCTCTGTGCAAGCGGCACTCGAAGTCAAGGCAGCGGTTGTCGTCAAGTCCGGGCGTATTGTGCTCATGGATTTGGATCGTATTCGCATCGGCGACGAGGTCGAGATATGAGCATGCCCGCGCCAGCGCTTGTCGCGCTTCTCAATAAAGCATCCGCGCGTGAGCGCGTGATCGCGCATATGGTGCCGACGCGAGTGATCCGCATCGTCGGGTTATACGCAATTGGCGACGTGAGTATAGCTGACGACATTTGCGATACCGCTGGTTTTGCACCCCGCGTCGAATACAAGTGCAACACGTTTCGTGTTGAGCAATTGATCGAGCACGGCGGCTTCGGCACGCACACTCCGCGCGGCGAATGGCGCACGCTCACAACGCATCACCACGACACGCCCGGCGCTGCACTCGGCGCGGCATTCGATGCCGCAATGAAAGCGCAGAAAGATTTGATCTATAAGCTCCGCAAGAAAATGGTGGAGCAACAGCAAGCCACGAGGGGACTATAATAATGGCGACGGGGGACGTGAAGAAATTACGGAAAGCTTTAGAGCATGCACGCACGCAAGCTCTCGCGGATAATATTGAAGGGGTGCTTCAATATCTCAGTCAGGCTTATGCCTACACGCATCGAGATTTCCACGCGAGCGCGGAGACATCACGCAAACCCGGCATTCGCGTGACCGCGGCCATCCGTGACCGGATCAAGCCACTCAATAATTCGAGCCGGATCGAGAGCACTCAAGAAATCGCGGATCGTTTCGGCCTTGGATCGGGCGGTCGCGTAAGTGAAATATGGGCGGGGGAGTACGACACGCTATGAGAATTTCAGTTTTCGAAGATGATCCGGGCTATCTACCATTGCTGGCAAAGATAGCGGGTCATCGGTGTGTTGTGACAGTGGACGGCGTTGAGCAAACGCACGTGCAGACTGCCGACGAAGAAGAGGGCTTCGTGGATCGGAATGTATTGGAAAATCCAGACGATCCGAACAGTTTCAAGGTCGACTACGATAAGCACGTATTCGTTCTTGAGCGCGTGCACGGCGTTGTCAAAATCATGTTCACCAAAGAGGCCGCGCAATGACCGCAGTCCGCCCGCTCTCGCGCGACCACATCGTGATAACGCTCAACAATGATTTTACGTGCGTCACGTTCCGCCTGAACAACGGCGGGGCCGAAGCTGTGATCCTCGATCCCTCTGGCACCGAGTGCACACGGCTCGCTATCGCTCCGCCAGCGCCCGACCAAGTGCTCAACATCGAGACGTTCCCGGATCACATCGACATCCTCTACGAAAAGAAACCGCATCCCGTGTTGGATCGAGGCGACTAAATGGCATTTCACGCAAAACTCTCACCGTCATCGGCGCATCGTTGGATGAATTGTGCGGGATCGGTCGCACTGATCGGCGACGAAAGCTCTACGACAAACTCGGCCGCGATGCTCGGCACTGCCGCGCACAAGGTGATCGAGGTCATGGGCAACAACGGCGAGACCGATGCTCGCAAGTATCACGGCTGGACTGCCATTGTGCACGAGCCGGGCACTGAAGAAACCATTCTGGTCAATGCATTCAACCCGACGGAGTTGCAGCCCGGCTGGCACGCCTTTCCGGTCGACAGCAAGATGGTCGAAGGCGTGCAGATGTTTATCGACGAAGTCGAGCGCTCCAAAGAGGAAATGTTCAAGCCCGAAGAGTTCAACGAGCGGTTTATCAATATGTCGTGGCTCGATGATCGGCTTGGTGGCACGGCGGATAAAACGCTAGTCGAGCCGTTTGGGCTGGCGAAGCTGCTCGACTACAAGAACGGCTACAATGTTGTTGAAGTAAAAGACAACGAGCAACTGAAAAACTATGCTGTAGGCATTTTGCATGAGCATCCGGACGCAGAGGAAGTTGAAGTCACCATCGTGCAGCCGAACGCACCGCACGAGGATGGCTACATTCGCTCGGAAAAATATACGTGCGACGAGTTGAAGTTGTTCGAAATTAAAATGAAGGAAGCGGCCGACGCCACGAGTAAACCGAATGCGCCGCTGCGTGTCGGGGATTGGTGCAAGTGGTGTCCTGCAAAGACACGCTGCAAAGAATTTGATCGTGTCGCCTACGACGAGACACTCGCCGAATTTGGAATTGATCCGCCGCCCGGGCCGCTGTTGATCCCGACCGACGGTGACCTCGCCGACGACGGGGAGGGATATCGTGCCGAGCTTTCACGCAAGGCGCGATGGATACCGCTTATCGACCAGTGGGCGCGCGAGATCGAGCGCGACGTACAGGCACAGCTTATGGAGGGCAAGATCGTGCCGGGCTTTAAGCTCGTCGAAGGCCGAACCAAACGCAAGTGGAGCGTGACCGGCACTGAACTTGAGCGCCGCGTCGCTGGCGAGCTTGGATCGCCGCTATTCAAAAAGATCAAAGACTTCCTGTGGGTTGAGCCGAAGCCTGTCTCGCCAGCGAAGGTCGAGAAGATCGGCGACAAGGCAACACGTAAACTTCTCAAGGCTCTCGTTTCCGAGCTTGCAATCACGCCGCCGGGCAAAATCACCGTCGCCGACGAGAGTGATCCTCGTGCGGCCATCGATCTCGCGCTGATCGCGGGGGCCGACTTTGCAGATGATCCAATCGAGGGTGAGGATATTGAACATGAGTGAAATTCCGAACGATAAAAATCAAAAGTTTATCGATCAAATGTTGAATGCTCGTGAGCGCCGCGAGCTTCAGGGCCTGAAGCCGGGTGTCTTTTATGATCTCAATGCCGAACACGCGAAGCTGCTGAAGATCATCCATGAAAATCCGATGTCACCGGGGATAATCTTGGGCGCGTGCGTCGCCTATCTGAAGCACGGGACGCCAGAGATGATCCGCATCGCTGACGCAGTTGAGTACGCAGTCAATCGCGAGAATGCGCTCATGGTCGAGCAGCGCAAGAACGGCATTCCGATATGATGCCGGTCCCAACAAAGAACGCCACGCACCTGTTCGGCAAGCCGAAAGAATGGGACGAGAGCGTGCGCGGTCCGGTCCGCACACTGTCGGTGCGGGTGGAAGATACAGTGCGCGGTAAGGAATTTGTCAGCACATGGAAGCCGACGCTCGAAGAGATACAGGCGCTGCAAGACGGCGGCACAATTTTGTTGACGGTCGGCGGCGTGCAGCCGCCGGTCGCATTACACGTTGAACCAACAGAGGGGGAAGACCATGGCGAAGGCTGAAGAGATCAAGAGCGGCATGCAGGTCGCAAAGAGTTCGATCAAGGCGTTTATCGAGCGCATTGAGCGGCTCGAAGAAGAGAAGCGGGCAATGGCTGACGACATCCGCGATGTCTACGCCGAAGCCAAGGGCACCGGCCTTGACATCAAAGCGCTGCGCACGCTGATCCGACTGCGCAAGCTCGACACTGACGAGCGGCGCGAGCAAGACGCCATCCTCGAAGTGTACATGGCGGCCCTAGGGATGGTGGCCTAAGTGCCGATCTTGAAGTGTCTCAAGTGCCATCACGAATGGGAGGGCCGCGCCGATAGCAAGTGCGATTGGTGCGGCACTGGCTGCCGCATATTGCGCGAGAAGTCGGAGCTTGAGGCGATGATGGATCGCATCCGGCTTAACCGCACCACGAGCCCATACGCTAAAGTTCGATACGTGCGCGCGTTCTTTGCGGGCATGGGCCTCTCGGCCGCCATTGTGATCGCCTTGATTTTGCTCGTGAGCTACGCGCGGGCGGAGAAAGGCTTCGACCCAAACAATCCGACGGCGCACTGGTTCGAAACGCTAAAAGTGCCGGGCACAAACAATAGTTGCTGCGGCTACGGAGATGCTTATGCGGCGGACCTGTACGAGAAACATCCGGACGGAAGCTATACGGCTGTTATCACCGATGGTTCCGCGATCACCTATCCCGATGGGTCGATCCGCGCGTATATCGCGAACGGGACGAAAGTCGAAGTGCCCAAAGAGCGCGTCAATCCACCGAAAGATGGCAACCCGACAGGACACGGCGTGCTTTTTCTCAGCACCTACGAGCAGGCGATCATGAACGTTTTCTGTTTCGTACTGCCACCCATGGGGAGTTGATAATGGAGCCGCTTCTCTTGCTTGCCGCGTTTTATATGTGGTGCGAAACCGAGCACTGGATCATTGGATGGCTGCTATTCTTTGCAGCGTTCGAAGTCAAATGAGCTTCAATCCTTTCAAGGACTGCGATAACTGCGAAGAGCGGCGCAAACAAATCACGGCGCATATGACAAACTTGCGTGAGTGGATGCGCAACGGACTGCGCGGCTCTGCCGATCCAAGTCAAGCTGTCCCGATAAAAAATTTTCCTGTCGAAAAAGTTGACAAGCCGAAAACATAGCTGCTACGCACAATGCGCCAACGTCGATATATTGCAAAACAGATAGAGGGGGATGACAATGGCAGAAGGAAAAAGCGCTACGCTACTCACGCCGAAGTTTCGGGTTAGCTTTCCGAGCGTGTTCGAAAAATCTTCATTCGAAGGCAGTGCGGGCCGATACTCGGTGACCGGACTTTTCCAACCATCCGGGTTTTCGGATGACGAAAAAGCAAAGTGGTCTGCGATCCGCAAGCGTCTGGACGACGTTTGCATTGAGAAGTTCAAGAAATCACTCAACGATATGGTCAAGGCAAACCCGTCGTTCAAGGTGTGCGGACTTCCTACAGTGCTCACTCCGAAGGGCCAGACAATCTGGTATCGGCGTGGCGAAACCAAGCCAGACATCGACGGCTACGGCCCGGGCATCGCATTCTTCGTGATGGCCTCGACCAAGCGCCGCCCGAATGTCGTGGACGGCAAGGGCCAGCCGATCACAATCGAAAACGAAGGTGATTTCTACGCAGGGTGCTACGCTCGCGCGTCCGTCCTGCCGTACGCCTTCGATAATAAGTTTGGCAAAGGTGTCAGCATCGGACTGGGCAATCTGCAAAAGCTCGCCGACGGTGAAAGCTTCTCCGGCTTCTCGACTGCGGAAGATGACTTCGGCGGCGATGCCGCAGAGTTCGACGCAGGCGATGATCTCGGAGTTGAAGAGACTGCCGACGCTGATCCGCTCGGCTAAGAAACGGGGGACGCTCGCCTTTGGGGAGGCGAGTGACTTGGGGGCAACCCGGTGGCTGTAAAAGGCCACCGGGTACTTTTCGAGGGGGACCATCATGGCCGACAAGAAAAACGTTGTGCTATTTCCCGGCGCTGCACCGAGCGTGCAGCATATTCTCGATGACTGCCTCGAAATGGTTCCGAACCCGACAGCTATAGTCGTGGTCTGTATCGACCGCGAAGACGAAGGCACGTTCAAAGTCAAGCACTATTGCAATCGGCAAGAGTTGGCGATGATCGGCGCACGCTTATCGTATCTGGCCGGGCGTGACGAGGACTTGGTCTAGTGAACGCCGTAGTCAACACGAAAATCGAGCGTGTGGTCGAAGCCTTCGAGACGATGTCGGTCGCGGTTGCAGTCTCGATCCACAGCAATCCGCCGAATTTCAAAACGCCGCCAGTCGCCGCATTCGATGCGGTCGCGGACGCACGACAGGAAGCACGCGACGCTCTGGCTGAATTTCTCAAGCCAACGCTGCGCGTGGTAGGTGATGTCAACAACCTCGCTTGAAACAATCTCAGTTGAGACGATCCGCGAAGCTATGCGGGCGATGGTGGTGGACGGGATACCAAGCCCCGGGTATGGGCTCGGCCGTCATATCGTACTAACGCCGCACGCGCTTGAGAAAACCAAAGAGCGTCTGTTCCCATTCTCGAAGCATCGGTCTATGCGCATGCATAAGAAGTTGTGCAAGCGATACGGCGGCGAGTTTGTGCAAAAGCCGACCGCATTTTTCACCAAAGATCGCCTGTACGTGCACCCAACTTTGTATGAAGAGTTCAAGCGCCACGTTCCGCAGGAAGTTTTCCACAAAGTGCCGCCCGTTTATGGGGGGCCATTCTCGCTGTGATCACACTCGACTTTGAAACGCGCGGCGTCGTTGATCTGACAAAGGTCGGCGCGATGCGCTATGCGATGGATCGAGCTACGCAAGCTCTTTGCCTGTGCTGGAATTTTAGTGAGCGCCCGATTGAAGAAGTCGAGCTATGGCACCGCGATCACCCTTGGATCGAAAAATCTCCGCGGCCTGATGAACTAATCGAGCGCATTCGTGACGGCGAGCCAATTGAAGCTCACAACGCGGGCTTCGAGTTTTATACTTGGAATGAAACGCTACGCCGAGAATTTCCAGAGTTCGATGTTGAGATCAAGTTAGAGCAATTGTATTGCTCCGCCGCAAAAGGCTCGTGCGTATCGATGCCGCGAAGACTGGGCGACGCCGCCGCAGCCGCCGGGCTGGATCAGCGCAAGGATACTGACGGTCGCCGACTTATCACCAAGCTGAGCAAGCCGCGTCGGCGCACTATCCGCGTGGTTGACCCCGAATTGATCGCGTTAGGCTTCACGAAAAAGGATGCGACCACGATCACGACCGTGATGGAGTTCTGCGAAGAGGAAGCCGAGCATCGAAAAAATTGGCTCTACTGCGGGCAGGACGTTCGCACCGAGCGCAGCTATTCCGAATGGCTGCCGGAGATGTCGGAGCGCGAGCGCGAATATTGGGTGATGGATTTCCGCATGAACCAGCGGGGCATCACTCTCGATCTCGACGCAGCTAGGATTGCGCTCGACATGGCTAAAGTCGAGGCGGATCGGCTCAATAAAGAATTGCATTCGTTCACTGGCATCGAAAAAGGATCGCAGCGCATCCCTCTGCGCAAGTGGATCAACGGAAGACTGCAAGCAATCTCCGGCGGCGAGATAACCGGTCTGCCTGACATGCAAGCCAACACGCTGTCGATGGCACTGTACGGCGTTCCAACGAAAGCTGGCGAAGAGGCCAAGGAAGCCGCACGCCCCGGACGTGAGAAAGTATGGGAAGATATCGGGCCGAACGGCGTTGAAGTAAAGCGCGCAATGGAAATCTGTCTCGAAGTCAACCGATCATCGACGGCAAAATTCCGCGCGATGCTCAACTCAGTCTGCCCCGATGGTCGCCTGCACGACATCATGCTCTACAACGGCGCGGACCGTACCGGCCGATGGTCTGGCAAAGGCGTGCAGCCACACAACTTCGTGCGCGGCCATTCAAAAGATATGGGCGAAGCGTGGGATGATATTCTAGCGCTCGACCGAGAGTTTATCACAATGATGTGGGGCGAGCCGCTCGTGCATCTCTCGAAGGCGGCGCGCGGTGCACTGATCGCGTCGCCGGGCTGTGAATTGTACGCCGCGGACTTCAACGCAATCGAGGCGCGCAAGCTCGCGTGGCTTTCCGGCTGCGCGCCACTGCTCACGCTATTTCAGACCGGCGGCGATCCGTACATCACGATGGCGGAGGCCATCTATAAACGACCCCTCAATAAAAAAGATAATCCGACCGAACGCCAACTCGGTAAGAAAGCCATTCTTGGTCTGGGCTACGCGATGGGGTGGGAGAAGTTTCAGGCGACCGTCTGGGCTGAAGAGGGCATTTGGCTCGAAGACGAGTTCTGCCAAATGATTGTGAAAATTTATCGCAAGGAAATGTACCCGGAAATTCCGGCGCTGTGGAAGGCGACCAATGACACAGCCATCGCCGCTGTCGAGCAGGGCGGCGAGCACTACTGCGGCGGTGATGAATTTGGTCAGGGCGCGGTCTCCTACTTTGTCGAGGGCCGCTTCCTGCACTGTCGGCTGCCGAGCGGCCGTTTGCTCGCGTATCTTGATCCTGAAGTGCACACTAAAGTCAACTGGCGTTTCAAGGCGCTCAACGCCAACGGTAAGCCGACGGTTGTCATGTTCCCGTCGCGACAGGGCGTGCCGTTGCGCAAGGCGCGCTACCATGCCGAGCGGCTCGCCGGTAAACAGAAAAAAACTTTGCTCAATGAGGCACCCAAGACGTTCCTATCTCCGCATCTTTCGTTCATGGGCCGCGATACGTTCACGCGCAAGTGGAAGCGCTGCGGCACACACGGCGGAACGCTCGTAGAGAATTACGATCAGGCATCATCGCGCGATTTACTGGCAGAGGCGATGTACCGCGTCGACCAGCGGGACGAGTTCGATCTTTTGCTTTCGATCCACGACGAAGTTATCGCCGAAGCTCCTATCGGCACAGCCACACTCAAAGAGTTTGAAAACATAATGAGCGAGGTACCAAAATGGGCACCGGGGATGCCGATCACGGCCGAAGGTTGGATAGGACCGCGCTTGAGAAAATAAATGCGGTTCGGATCAACGATACGGCCTATCTATCCAATGTCTGTCGCATCGACGAGCACGTTGAGGCGAAGCAAGTGCGGCTCGTGTACTTTAGTAAAGACACTGGGGAAGTTCTCGCGTGGACTATCCTGCGTTCGGACGAGGCGTACGAGTTTGCACATGACATCTTGCGCAAGTTCGACATCATAGAGGGGATTGCAGAGTGACCGAAATCGGGGGACGGGACATTGAAGAAGAAAAGGCCGACATCCGCTCCGGCGGCGGTCTCATGCTGCCAACAGTGCAGCCGCCACCGTTGCCGACTGACACGGCCTATAAGGCAGCGCTGTTTATCGAGACCTACACTGGGCGGCAATTTCGCCCGTTGTTTCCGGAAGCCAGCGCAATCTCAGTGATCGACATCGCGCACGCGCTGAGCATGCAATGCCGTTACTCGGGCCACACCAAGTTTCATTACTCGGTCGGTCAGCACTCGTGCCTGCTCGCGAGCTACGCTGAACAGGTGCTGAAGAAATCTCCAATCGAGTGCTTGCAGATTTTGATGCACGATGCCCCGGAAGCGTACCTCGTGGATATGCCGCGGCCGGTCAAACAATACATGCCAGAGTTTCGCACGTGGGATCATCGGATCAATGACTGCGTGCGGGAGTGGTATGGCGTGTCGCATCTGCCAATCCCGGCCTTTCAGGACGAGCTTGATAGCCGCATCATCGCCGACGAGCGCGCGCAACTCATGTCCGACAGCGGCAACGACTGGGGTCGCGACAGTGAAAACCCGCTCGACATCATCATCACCCCGTGGACGCCGGAGCATACCGAGAAACAGTTCTTGACGCGCTATGCGGCGTACTCTGTGCAGGCGTTCGGCGAGTACCGGTATCTGCGCGAGACATGGGGCATCAAGCACAAGATCAACTTTCACGGATACAGCGACATCGGCGGCCATGATTTGATCGAGGTCGATTTTCTCGGTGGCGTCGGCAAGGTCAAATTGCGCACGGACGAAGGAATGCTCGTGCGCGATAAAGAGGCCGGGACGTTTCCACGTCCGGCTTGGAAATGGGTGCACGGCACATTCACACTACAGGGGGCAGAAGATGGCGCACGAGAGAATTGACAGCAACACGTTGGTGATCTCATGCGATCATTGTCACGTAGAATATAAATTTTACGGCGATGAAGGTTCACCGATTGATGAATTCGTCAAGTGCTTTCACGAATTGAAAGACATCGGCTGGATTGCGCAGAAGCCTGTCGGATATGACTGGGAGCAATACTGCCCGGAGTGCGCGCTGCTCCCGAAGGCTGATCGCGTCCCGACGACGAAGCCCAATGCCTAACTGGCGGCACCAAGCGCACGAATTTCAAATTGGGCGCGATAAGAAGGCGCGCGCGCTTCTATGGTCTATGCGGACTGGCAAATCCAAGGCCGTGATTGACAAGACGTGCTACCACCGAAAACACAATCGTGTCGGCGGCGCGCTTATCATTGCGCCGAACGGCGTGCATATCAATTGGACGAAAAATGAAATCCCAAAATGGGCGTCAGAAGAGACCGGTCCGCATCTGACATTCGCGTGGAGTACGCCGAACCGTAACGACTGGGAAGTTAAGGCAGCGTGGCGCAAGTTTATCGACACGCCGGGCGGCACCAAATGGTTCGCGGTGAATATGGAAGCACTGATCGTGCCGGATTGTCAGGCCGCGATCCGTGAATTTATGGAAGCCACGTTTCGCATGTTTCACCTTGTCGTCTCGGAGGCGCATCACTTCGGACGCCCCGGCGCAAAACGCACACGGCTCGCGCGCGGACTAGCGAAGCATGCAACGTATCGGACGGTCGAGACAGGCACAGCCATTCTCAATTCGCCGCTGCGGGCGTTTTCGATCTATGAAATCTTGCAGCCGATGGCGCTCGGCTTCGAAAAGTATACACCGTTCGTCAATTATTTCGCCGAATGGATTTTTGAGAAAAAACCGGGTCATTGGAAACAGCGGCCGAAGCTCAAGGGCTATCGGAACATGGAAGAGCTTCGCGCCAAGATGGCGAGATTTTCTTCCGTGGTGCTGCGCTCCGATGTCGAGGACATGCCGGAGCTACTCCGCATTGATCGTCCGGTCGTTATGTCGGAGATACAACGTCGTGCGTATCTTGAGATGGTCGCGCGCCACTTGGTCGAGATCGGCGACGCTCGCGTGAGCGCACCCGACGGAGGGCCGCGGGTGCAGAAGCTGCAACAAATTCTCAACGGCTATGTAATGTCGCCCGAAGGCATCGTCACCATTGATCCCGATGCGCCGATCTATGATGCGATGGTCGAGCAAGTGGATGGGACGCTGCCGGGCAAGACAATCATATGGTGCCGTTTTCGCGAAGACATCCGGCGATGCGCGATCAAGCTCAAGGAGGCTGGCTATCGGTTTCACGAATACCATGGGGGCGTCCCCACGGAAGATCGTGAAGACATCAGGCTCTCGTTCCAAAATGATCTGAAATATACCGTGCTGCTCGGCCAGCCGGGGGCAGGCGGCGAGGGCCGAGACTTTTCCGCAGCTGATGCGGTGCTGTTTTTTTCTAGCACACCGGACGCGAAGACAATCGCGCAGGCCGAAGAGCGTGCGACAATGAAAGGTGGAAAGCCGGTATCTATCATTCGGTTGCGCACGTACGGAACAGTCGATGATCGCAACTGGGATATCGTCGAGGGTAAGTTGTTGCTCGCCGATGTTGTGAGCGGCACTGGCCTGCGAGATGTCCTGTTGCAGACAAACTTGTGATAAGACATACCTTATCGAAACCGGGGGTACTTTATAATGACAGTCGGTGACCTGATAGACACGCTGCTCACGCTCAATCCGAATGCACAGCTACGGATCGATGGTGCCGACGCCGCGATCATCACGGAAATCAACGACGGCTGGAACGGCCACCCGCCATACCGGCACGTCTATCACTACGAGATCAACAAGAAAAAGGAACCCCCCGAATGAACCCGATCCTGTTTTACATTCATGTGGTGCTCGATCATTCTCGGCACACTGGGGGGGCAATCAATGCCGAGCTATCCGATCCCGCCGAACGACAATGACTATGACGACGAGCCGCTGGACGACCTGACAGGGCTGCAAATCTGCATCATTATCATTTTGATTTTCGCTTGCACCAT